AAAAAAAAGATATCGATGATAATATGACGCAATCACAAATAGAAGAAGCACAAAAACAAGCAGAAGCAAATAAAGAAGTAACACCAACCGGAACAGTAACACCGCCACCAATACCTCCAACACCAATACCTCCAACAGAAACACCATCGCCACAAGAATACACAGTTTCGTTTGAAGGAACATATGATGAAGAAGCCAAAACATTCTCGGGTTCATTAAAAATTGACGACAAAACGTACAATATTACATCAAATCCAAGTATGTCAAGTGGAGTATCAAGTTCAAGTTCACCGAAAACCGATGACAATATAGCCGCAATTCAAAAAATGCTTCCCACCATACCCGGTATCACATTTAATATTCAAGAAGTCTAAAATTCATAAAAAATAAATTTCAATATATTTTTTATTTGATTTGGGGATATTTATTATTTAGCGATCTACGGCGCTCGCCTGAGATAGGGAAGATGATTTTTGTAAACGATTGATAAACTTCTCCACTTCATTCACCCAGACATGCATTAAACTTGCCTCATCTAATTTCTCCAAACACACATTCGTATTCACATCGAGTGTATGGCAATCGATATTCGTCTTTTGCAACCAATTCTCGTGATACATATGACATTTCTTCAAATAATCCACTTGAATCTGATTCTCACCTTCGCGGCTTCTCTTGGAAACACGGTCGAAGCATGTATCGGGTTCAGCACGTACATAGACGAGTCCATCGACATGAAAATCACCGTCATATTCAGCGAAATATTTTTCATATATTTGATACATGACACTGTCTATCAAACCATCTGCGTGTAACATTTTCGCGAAAATATGTTTGTCTGCTTCCAATGAACGTTCGCAAATAATCGCTTTACAAGAGGGATTTTCACGAGTGATGCGTTTGAGTTCGTGAAGACGGGTGGTGTACGCCATGATTTGAAAAGGGAATGCATATTCCTTTGGATTCGCGTAAAATTTAGAAAGCATAGTTGTGCCATTTTCGTCCTTAATGTGGTCCCATAAATGGACGGGTTCGCGTAAGAATACGTAATCGGAGTTGCCGGCATAATGTTTTTCTAAATGTTCGAGGAGGGTGGATTTACCTGCTCCGATGTTTCCTTCGAGAGAAATAAGAGTTGGTCTACTCATCCTTATAATGTAATAATAGAATCCTTTTAGTTGGGTTTGACAAATCAATTTTTCATTAAGAGGTCCACGGCCTAACCCACATGATATTTGACAACATGATGCAACCTGTATACATCTTGGAATGTGTTGGTATAATCTTGTCAATGGGATAAAACCCTGAGGGGGTGTTTTGTTTGAAATAGTCTACGATAGTCTATTTCAAAAGAAGAATTCCAAGATTAAGTACGTCTAGCCACGGCGCGCGAATTACGAACGGTTCCTTGACCGGACGCAGGTTGACTATTCACCTTGTAAAACACGAGTGCATTATTGGAATATAATTTGACGCGTGAATAGAGAGGAAAAACGGGTGGATCATACAATAAAGAATTAGTACAGTTAACACAGGGGTTTATCATGTAAAATATACCCAGGTTTTAAGAAATACAAATAAAGTGTGTTTACTTGCGGTGCTTCTTGGCAGTTCCCTTCTTCTTGTGGTGCTTCTTGGCAGTGCCCTTCTTGTGGTGCTTCATGCCACTCTTCTTGTGGTGCTTCTTGGCGCTTTTTCCCTCTAGTGGCTTGTAAATTTTTTTGGCGTCACGCATAGCATCCTTTAACATATATCCAGCCCTTTTCTTGTTTTCGGAATAAACCTTCTTAACGAGTTTCGTCCATTCGTTCATTATATATAAACGCAAAGAAAAAATAATTGCTAAATATATATAATATGGACGATACACAGGAAGTTATTTATGAAAATACAAGTACAAGTAATTATAATGATTTAGCGGAGGTTGTTTCGAACAAAAACACCGAAATCATTAAAAATGCGATATTATCAATAGGGTATTTATTATTTGCAATTATTTCATTGTATTCTCTACGAAATACACACAAAGACCCAATATTATTATTTAAAAATAGTATATTTTTCATTGCATTCTTCGGTATATCATACACGTATATGATTGATGCAACCGAATCGTATAGTGGTGATATTGATATAAGAAGCAAAACTTCATCGGTAAATCAAATGATATTCTTTAATATATGTGTTATAATATACGGATTATTATGCATTTTCTACAAAGATCCAAGATACCATATGAACGTATTCTTTAGTACGATGGTGGCGAAACCCACGTTATTTGGTATAGAATTGGACGGATTATTGGTATTTGTCGGTCATATACTATTACTAGCATCCTACGTTTTACAAAATACCTATTGGTTCATTACTGTCATTGCAGCCATGTTGTTTGTGATAAGTCATACCATAGCAGTTGTTACAAATATAAAAATAAATCATGTAAAATACAAATGGCTGTATTATTCAGTTCTTATAGGTTCAATATTTATTGGACTCGGATATAGTTATGATATCATACATATATTACATCGTAAATTGAATGAATAATATGTGACATTATGAGAAGAATTTGGTGATAGATTGCATATTATTGCGTTTATGCGAAATTATTGTCAGGAATTTCTCGAAAAGGAGCGTTTTTATTTTGGTCGACGTATATTTTTCGCGTTTTTTCATGAAAAGTTCCAAATCGGGTTCTTCTTTTTCGAGTTTAGTAAGATCTCTTTTTACGGTTTTCAGGGCCGATGTTTTCCGTTGTATTTCATATATTTGTTCTAAAGCCAGCCCGAATAGTTGTTGCAATGGTTTCATCAATTGATTCGTGATATAATGTGCGTAATCGATCGGCAAATTATTCGCCGTAATATAATCGGGTGGTTCAATCTTATCACCCATCAATGCTTTTTTGTCATTATTTTCAATAAATACAAATTTAATTCGATCCCCTGGTTTTGGTTTGTTACCTGGGTCTCGTTTCCCAATTCTTTCGGCCAATACCCAATGACCGATTTGCATGGGATTCTTGTAATCACTTCGCAGTGCTTTTGTCACCGCTAATTTATCCATGGAAACATTGCCGTCGATAAGCTGTTGCAGGGAGTTATTTAGAAACGTGATCGCATTTAATATGTTGTTGTCCTTCATCAAGATATTCAATATTCCTCCATAGGTGTCCTTCAAATAGTCACATGAATCACGTCGTTTCAAGGAAAGTCCCATGAATTTCATTTCTCCTTTGTTCGGGTCATCTTCATACAACATTCCCACATACCTCTTTTTGGAAAGGAGAATAAAGGGCATGAGCGTTTTTTCATATTCAAGGAATTGGGGGGCTTTCAAGTAACTAGAACAGAAGTTTCCGATTTCCTGACCCAATTCAATTGTCATTTCCAATGCTCGTTGTCCGCGGATTTTTTCCCCTGTATCCGCATCTTCTAGATTGAGTGTAAAGAACACGGAATCCGTGTCGCCGTAAATATATTCCGCTCGTGTGCGGGCCTTTCCATATTTCGTTTCTACCACGCGATCTCCATACACCTCTTCGATCATACGTTTTGCATAGATAATCATCATACGACCGGTTGCTGTAGTTGATGCCGCTACATCCTTCTCGTAAAAGGTGGATGTTTTCGCACCACATTGTCCGTAAAGAGAGTTGGCCGTAACCTTATAACCCAATTGCCGTTTATCCAGAATATTTTGCATAAAGGGGTCGGGTTCACTTTTAATCAGTTTTCGCGTGTCTTTACGTGCTTTCAATAGTTCTTCCAAAATGGAAGGCATGATTGATTTTTGGTCGTCGGGAAGTTGCGCCCATCGGCAAATTTTTTTCCCCGAGATCACCTTTTCAGCGCGAGAAGTGGATGTCTTGCGTGTATACTGATATGTGTCGAATTCAATATCAATGTATCCGTATCCCGGTAAATTGTCGTAAATGAATACGCCTTTTGCATTTCGCTCGCCGGTTTCCCGTACAAGATCCCCTTTCAAATCGTATTCTTTGGTCCACACTTTACTATCATGACTGTAGTTTTGACTAATCATAGAGGAAGGATAAAGAGAAGCGTAATCCACACACGCGACTGGATTATCCATATACATGGAACATTTCGGCGGCAAAACAATCGCGCCTTCATACCCGTCATTGGACCCCCCTTTTTCCAAATCGGGCATGAGGGTGTTTTTCTCCCGGCATTTTTTCGCCACATAACTCGTTAATTTGATGCCTTGTCCTCTGAAGATGAGGAAGGAAATAGGGACGCTACAAATCCGACTCATCTCGACGTATCCTGTCAAAACATCGATTTTTGTCATGAGATGATGAACGAGGTTACAATCTTGAATACAATATTTAGCGACGACCGCGCGATCCGCAGCGGAACCGCGTGCCAATCGGAAAATATCTTGCGGTGTAACATCGTCTTTCGACATTCCCCATTTGAGTCCTTTTCCTTGACTATCGATGTGATAAGTGCCTTCAATATAGATGACATTGAATTTTGAAGACACGGCTTCCCCGTTTTTCACAGAAGTAATTGTTTTGTCTTTTTCGATATCCAGGACGCGGAATTTTTTGCCCCCTTCATAATAATCTGAGGTAAATCCGGTGAGTTCAATATGAATGAAATCGCCTTTCTGAAGACCGGTCAGATTCTTACTACATAATTCGGTAACGTCGCCGTATTCGGGATGTTTTGAGTGGTTTACTTGGCGAATGTCATCACTAATGTATTGACTCGCCACATCGTCCAGTTTATAGGAGGCCAAATTGAAATCGCGACGGAAATAGGTATACATATCAATTTGAAGGCGTCCTGTCATGGCATAATATCGCAAATCGTATTCGCCCGTGGCGAGGACAATCTTCGTGTTTTCGATATTATATTGACCGTCTTTCTCTTTCCCACATACTTCTTCTTGTTGTCGCGACAATTTGAGGAATTCGGTTTCGCAATGATTTTCTTCGGCGCGGCGAAACATGAACTCACAATCAAAACCAAATATATTGTATCCGATGATAACGTCGGGGTCCTCTTTCTGGATGAGATTCCGCCATTCCAACAAGAGGTCGGTTTCTGTTTTTACAGTTTGAATTTCCGCACCTTCGACGGGTTCACACGAACCCAATACGAGACAATGATTCAAATAAGGTGTTTTTTCTCCATAACGCATAAAGGTAGATCCTACAAATGTTACTTTATCACCTTCTACACTGGGGAAAAGTTTGCATAAAAGCTGATTTATTTCGCTAATTTTCGTCTCACGATCACGTGTATCGTTTAATAACAAGGTAACCACGGTATCTTTTACCGCACTTTTCGAAGAAACATTCTTTCCTTTATGCTTGGTAAATGGTGTAAATCCTTCTCTCACATCCCCTCCTTCTTCGCCTCCACCACCTTCCTCTTCCATTGCACTGACTTTTTCAAATGTATCTTCGAGTGTGATTAAATGGTCTATATTCTCACATCCATCCTCGTTTTCGAGTAAGGAGACTTCACAAAGAGGTATTTTGAGAAGTTTCTCAATACGTTTCGTAACAGAGGCTTTTGATGGCATATTTTTGGGATAGACCAGATCCACGTTTTCGAGTTGGTCCATACCGAATGCTGTCAAAACACAACGAGAAATCAGTTTCTTTGCTTTGGGTTCGGTCAATGGACCTGAACGTTTCATTCGCATAAACACGTCGACGATGTTTGTGGCAACGCGTTTGTATGTTTTCACGGGCACAGGGAAATCGCCGTGACTACTGGATGCCTCAATATCAAAACTACAAATTTTATACGGCACAATGGTCTCCTTGTCGGGCAACGCTTTCAAATGCGCGGTCTTGCAATAATATTCGTATTTACAGGTGGTTTTGGGTGTATCGCTCGTTAGCGCTTTATCGATATTCACGAATACCCATCCTGATGGGCTCATATTGAAAATATGAAAATACCGAAGAAGAGGAGGGATAGTGCTTTCGTATAATTCGAGTGAGGTATTCTTGAATGTGAATCCGACGAATTTTCGATAATTCGCATCGGGATTCTTCTTCTTTTCGATAGAAGACAAATAGCGATACCACAAAGATTTGGTTTTATTCATGGTATTTGTGTTGCGAAAGGTGAGTTTTACAAAGGAATGAGTATTTCCCGCGGAAAATCCATATAATTTGTGATGTTCCACCAATTCGGCTTTACAAATCGAATTTTTGAGGGAGCCACCCACTTTGTATCGAAGTGTTTGGAGAAGTTCTTGTGCGTCTTGTTTCGTCCAATCAGGACCAACGCGAACATAAAAGAAGGGCATATAGTTATCTAGATACAGACATGCCGTTTCCCCTTTTTCATTGATACCAAACATTTGAATGGTGAATGTGGGAGATTCTGGACCTGTTTCTTCTCGCGAATCCACACTCGAGTCGTCATCGGGATAATTATCGAATACGCGAAAATCGAGTAATTTGAAGGATTTTCCGTTTACGACACGTCGAATGACTTTTTTCATCGTTACTATGGATCGTATATTACGTTTAATAGGTTTTACGAAAACGAACTACTTTTAGTAAAACTTCAATTTTGTATTGCATATCCGCGAGTGCAAATCTTTCTCGGTGTATAGTATATTACGAAGTTATGACATTGGACTTGTTTTTGTATATTTTATTGATTGCTTTTGTGACAACCCCCGGCGTATTTTTCCGCGTCCCTTTAAAGCGTCCTTTATTGGTGGCTCTCGCTCACGGTACATTATTTTTCATATGTTTGTGGGTCGGGTCTAGATTATTGAACTCGTCTCGTGAAGGATATGCATCGTCTCCTCCTTTATTTAAGAACCCAAAAGTCGTGTATGATTATTGCATGGAGAAAAACCAGCCCCCTTTTATTGCATCCGTCGAAGATGCTGAAAACCATTGTTTATCTAGAATCGCTGGCAGTGGATACCAACCGGAATTAAAGAAAAAGTCGAGTAAGAAGGTTACGTTTGCGATGTGAGCGAGTTCTTCGTGAGCGTTTGCGATTTTTCCGACTTCGTTTGGACCTCTTTTTTTTGGTACCACCCCCACTTTGATTGGTAATCCCACGTGTGAACCAATCAAACATGGGTTCTGCGGTCCTATCCCCGCTATGATACTCTAAATGTCCGTTCAATACACGGAAAATAGTGGGGTATCCATTTTGTAGTGCGACTTTGATCGGAGAATGTGCCAGGTGGGTATTATTATAATGTTCTAATTCTTTGTCGACAAAATGACCTTGTCTTTTACGATCTTCACTATCTTCAAAATCGTGATGTTCGATAGTAACCCGTTTTAAGGAACGGCCGACGTTTTGATGAAATTTATGTTTGAGCTTCGCCCATTGGTCTTTCAATGCGACGCAATGTCCGCACCAATCGGCATGAATTCGACCCACATGTAAATTGTGTTTTTTTCCCATTATACAAAATCCGGAGAAAATAAAGGGGGTGATCCCTCTTTTAGGAGTGTAAATATCATCATCATATTCTTTAATTTACACCATTGAAACATTTTAATACGAATCATATAGATGACTACACATAAGACAGAAGATTATAAAAAATCTGCGGTTAAATCGGTTCAAATACTACAAAATTGATATATATTGTATATGTTTTAAGCAGCAACACCTACAATATATTAAAATGGTCCAAGAACGCAGATATAAATTCCCTGACGACCAGGATAATCGTATTCAAAAATTGTATTATGATGCAGACATCGAAACCAATTTCAATAAAACGAATTTGCGAAATCTTAAAAAAAAATTTTGTAGATATGAGAATTATATAACAAAAAAACATATAAGAGTTATACAACCCAAATTATTAGAATTACAAAAAATACGAGACGAGGTTGATAGACAAGATTGTCGATTAACATTCTTCTACATACATAATCCTACTCTTGAAAATATAGAAAAACGAAAAGCATTAATTCCAATATTTCGTAAAGCAGAGGAAGAATATGAAGATTTGAAAGCGATTGCGTGCGAGTATAAAGTTTCTATCGAGTCTATGTATACTATAATAAATGAAATCAAAAAACAAGTAAAGAATATTTACAAACATTATAGAAAATGTTCTCATTGTGAAAAAATGGATATGGTCGCCATATCCGGTTGTAAATCAAAACATAAATTATGTTCTGATTGTAGTGATGATATAACAGAGTGTCCTGTATGTGAAGAAGATTTGGGTTTACAACATTGTTATATTTGTTATGAATATAAAAAGGAAATAGTAGAAACAGGTTGTGAAAACAAACATCAAACCTGTAAAGAATGTTTGGATAAAATAATAAGAAAGAATAATGTGTGTCCGTTTTGTCGTGATTATTGTAGTAAAGAACCAGTAGACCCACACCCAGCTTCATATTATTTAATGGAGAATGGAGAAGATATAAGAGACTTGTGGCAAGATAGGGCAGACGATAGGAGGGAAAGGTAGGGGGTGAGAATTTAAAGGGGATTCCACCCTTTATTTTATAGTCCAAATATATAAGAATGGTAAAAACAGTTGATTTGGAATATAGTTCCATTGGTTCTGCCTTCATGGTATTGATGATAATTGTGATATGTTTTGGATTTATTTATCTCATGTGTTCTGTATTTAATAAAGGCATGGATGACATCATGCCCGAATCGGTAAAACATGTATACAATCATTTTCTTATGCCGGATGTTGATTATATAATCGAGAAAAGTTCTGATTATTTAGACGATTCGGTGGATTATATCGACGGAGAAACGGACAATGATCGTGTGGTATCGGACAAGGGTCCTGTGGCATCGGACAAGGGTCCTGTGGAATTGGTGGATGGTTCGATCGAACAAGTAAAGGAGGGGGAGCCCGATATATCAGGTTGTCCCACCAAATTAATGAGACATGGAAATCAGATTATTTTACTAAACGAAAATGAGCCCGAAGTTGCTGGAAAAAACCCGATTTTCTTCGATAAACTCGACGATTATGTATATTATATGCAGATACAGCGAAAGCAAACTGGTAAAAAGTGTCCCATTTTATATTTAAAGGGAGAAGACGCAAAAGAAGAGGCGGAATCAGTCCCAGAGCCGATTGTGTCTCGTGAAGATGAAGTATCTCAATATTTCAAACCCCCACACACGCCGCAACAGTTACTTCAATCGCGTATGCCTGTAACTACAAACCCTTACCAAGCATATCATCGTCCCTGTCCTCTATACAATGCACCAATGCATCCTGTCGCGAATCTTGCCATGGCAACTGCACCAATGGTCCAAGGACCCATATCACCTTCTCGTAAAATGGTTCCGTATGCAGATGCGAATCGTCAAATGAATCCAAATGGAACGTATGGTTTTGATTCGAGCAATCAATATGTCGGTAAATACACGGTGTTAGATAAAATACATGATTCCACCAAAACAGAATATCCATCGGGTAGAAGCGCCAATGCAATGGACTCCAATTGGGGAGGTTCATTATTTACGAGTAAAAAACTATATGAAGGAGAATATGTTGGAGATGAAGTAACAAAACCGAAACCCACTTTAACGCAACCTGCTTCGTCAAGCACGTCGGAAAGTGCGAATGCAATGGACGAAAATTGGGGAGGAAAGGCGGTTTCTGAAGAAGCGGTGAAAGAGGGAGATTTCAAGGGAGACGTTGTAACAATGCGTACTGCCTAAGTGTATTTGATATATTAGATAATGATATCTAATAGATCGACCATTTGAGGAATTAAATATTTAAGTTGCGCGATTTGTTTTTATACATCACACACCAGGAGGTTCTTCCCGTAGGTATGTATTCTTATATAGATTCTTGTTCTTGTTCTTGTTCTTGTTGATTATTTTCATATGTTGTATTAGATTGGTTTGTTACAACATATTTTTCAATATCATCTGGACTTAATACAAATTTTATATTTTGAATACGTTTTAATTCATTGTTACGTAATTGTTCATCTTCAGGATACATTTTATTTAAAAGTTCTTGTTGAATATCTTTAACGTCATTTGCATGTTTATCAAAACGAAGAAGTAATTCCATATCTTCAACCTTTTTTAATAAAAATTTACGATTATCATTATTATAATATTTATAATATAATTCATCATCGTTAATGCCAGATGTATTATGTGAATATAATAGTTTATCACAACATATTTTATTATTTTTCCATATATTTTTGGTTAGTACAACTAGACGTTTATTCATATTAAATCCTGTTCGATAACTACATAACTCAGCACCTTGATAATAATTCATACTCCAATTTCCAGAAATGCATAAAAGCGAACAACTAATCAGTTGTATTGGTGGTCCAATTGCATAACCAATCGGCAATCCAATAAAAGTCTTACATATCCTTTGTGCCTTTTGCATATAGGTTAATTCAGTCATATCGATCTCATTAGTTATTTTTGCCAATAGTTCTTCAACTTGATTTTCATCACAAAATAAATGTATTTTGCAAATGCTATTTTCCACGTTTCCAACAATCTTTACAATTTCATATTCTTTTTCAAATAACTCGTCTATATTATTAATATTTGGCATTGTATAACAAATAACAGGTTCTTTATAGGGTACATTATCTTGTGCGTCAACTTCATGAAAAAATGCTGTATCATTTCCACCACCTCGTTTAATTGTATAAGCACTATGTGACATAAACCATTGTGTATATATTTTAGTATATCCATCACATTGTAGAAAAGCACTTTTGGTATTAACACTAAAATCACATGCTCTTATTTTAATATTTATATCTGGAGATACATTTCCACATATATATCTAAATTGATCAATATTAAAAAGTCGTGTAATTGGCATTATATATAAATATAAAAAATATATCTTTATATTTATTAGTTAAATATAATGTTACGATCTCAGCCAGACAAGCCTCCTCCTCCGGGTGCTCATCTAGAACTGTCATCATCAGTCTCCGGTCCGTCTCTTGTGAGTAAGTAGATGAAACCCCAGATGAGAAAGGTTACCCAACAAAGAAGAATAAATGCACCTATGTATTCCTTAGTTTCACACTGGTTCGGGTCAGGTGGGGGTACATAGAGTTAGATTTAGGTTTAGTATACGCGAGAGCGTGTACCGGCTTGCTTTCTTGACCATTCATATTTAGCCTTAATAATTTAATTCTTCCAAACGCGGACGAAACATATAACATATGTGAAAAAAATCAACTAGGTTTGCTAATTATTCGATTTATATTTGTTGTGTTTTGGATTCACTTATCCCCTAAATAATGATGTATATTTTGAATAACATTGCGACCTATTTTGCGTGTTTTTCCCTTGGAAGTGCATGTAATATCACTTAGACAGGTTGGATCTTCACGAATAGAGGTCATGACATTATGAATAGTACCAAATTTTTGAAGAATCGCCTTGGCAGATACAGAATTTACGCTTGGAATTTGGCACAAAAGAATCTCACTAATATTTTCCTTAGTGATATTATCCTTTTTCACACGTTTAATGGAGGACGAATAATCACAGGGAGTTTCCAAACTAGATGTTTGAGCGCTCCATAATGAACCGCCTTTTGCCAATTCGCGTTTGGTTTTATCGACGAGTGCGAGTAAATAATCGCATGTTTCATTCACGGTACATGTGCGAATAACACTGAATCCTTTGAATGCTTGCAGACGAATCATGGCAGATTGGATCATTTTCTTTTCTGCAGGTGTGCGAAGTTGTGAATACATTCCTTCGACAATGTACACAATGTGGTGTCGTTCGAGGGGTGTAGAATGAGCGAATCGAAGAGATTGCTCTTCATATCGCCCATCTTTGATACTGGCTAAAAGATCGTTGAATGTTTTGCGTTCAACCAAAAAGAGTTCCTTGTCTTCACTGAGAATTGACATGTCCCCTAAAGGAAGGACTTGATGGACGAATTCGATAGAAGGATCGTCGGTTTGCATGACACGTAATCGGTCAATGACATGTGTTTCACGTTCGTCCAAGATGAATTGCATTAATAATGATCTAGATCATTATTAATTAAGTCGTTTTCATAATATATTTATCAGCGCCGTTATGATTAAAAATTGGTGGCACCAGCAGCAGCAGCCTCAGCGGCAGCTATAGCAGCCTGCTCCTTGGCAAGCTGGGCCGCCCTATTGACCTTGTGAATTGCATGATGGTTGCAACAATCCGCAAAGATGCTGCGTCCATTACAGCATTGGGCGCCTGTCTTGAAGTACGAATTGTACTGAGGTGTAGAACCAACAGGACGAGATTGTTGAGTATAAGGATTGGCAGTGTGCTTCAAACCAAAGACAACAGGGTTAGTAGTATTCATCTGTGTATTACGTGTTTGAGCGACAGCCAAAGAAATCCAACGGCCGTAAGGGACGTTTTTAGTGGGTACAAGACCGGCTTTCTTATCACCACCTCCTTGGCAACCAGTTGTATAAGCGTTAGAACTGATGTGAACGACGCCGTCGATCGACATTTGTCTTTTCGTTAATCCAGGCATATTTATATACTATATCCAGACAAAAAATTGATTGCGTGGATAGATAAATATGAAAACAACATAAACACTTCGCAACACATACATAGAAGGAGTTCATTTTATTCGAAAAATAACATGAAAACCGCACAACAAAAACCCGTAAACGCAGATGAAGATATCCGCATCGAGAAAAACGCAGATGGCATTGAAACATTTCTATTTGACCCTTACAATCCGCTAAATGTAAGTATTACAGAGAAGGATGTCGAATCTTTATTGGCGAAATATGGCATCAATTCGACCATTCACAACTTCGAGTTATACAGACGCGCATTTATTCATCGTTCATATCTAAAACGCCCAAATTTAGAGAACGAACAAAATAATGTGGTAATTATGCCTAAACCAGATGGGTGTTTGCCATTGCATACAAAATCCAATGAACGACTTGAATTTCTCGGCGATGGTGTATTGGAATGTATTACTAAATATATTCTCTATCGTCGATTTCCCAAAGAAAATGAAGGATTCATGACGGAGAAAAAGATTGCACTTGTAAAGAATGAGGCAATTGGACGTATTGCATATGAAATGGGACTGCATAAATGGATTATCTTGTCGAAAAACGCCGAGCAAAAACAAACCCGAACTAATCTAAAAAAGTTAGGATGTTTGTTCGAATCGTTTATAGGAGCATTGTTTCTCGATTTCAACAAGATATCGGTAAATGATGATGAGGGATGGTTTCAGAATATATTCATCACGGGACCGGGTTTCCAGATGGTCCAAGTTTTCGTGGAACATGTATTCGAAAAACACGTTGATTGGATTCAGTTGATTCGAAACGACGATAATTATAAGAACATTTTGCAGGTAAAAATTCAAAAGGAATTCAAAATAACGCCTGATTATATGGAGTTTGCTACACACACCGCGGATCATGGATACAGCATGGGGGTCTATCTATGTTTAGGTCAACCATTTCATTCAGTTTCGAATATCGATGCATTGTCAATTGGAGATTTCAAAAATTTCCAAGAAATACATCAACACATGTCGGTCCACGGAAAAGTGTTGATATGTTTAGGAACTGGCGTCCATAAGATTAAGAAAAAGGCCGAGCAAATTGCCTGTGAAATAGCGGCCAGATCGCTAGCTACATTTTGAAGAGTTTATGAATCATCCACGTCTGCTCTTCTTTACTTCTAATGGGTCGGGTATTAACGGACATGCAGAATATACATAATCTATAAAAAACTCTGTTTTGACATATGTGCTACGTGACAACTTTGGACTGCATGATACATCGACCACATTATCCGCACAATTCGCTTGAACTGCATATTCACCAAACATCCACCAATCATTATACGTTTTTCTACGAAAATCGTCTAAATCAATGCCGATTTTTTTCGACTGCATGATTGCGAGAGTCTCTTCGACTTGTTTAATAAATTCGACGTAACTTTCGACCTTTGCTTTTTCATTGGCAACGCCATAAGAAATTTGATGCTGCATAATTCGTCCAAAGGGGGTAATATAGCGATTTTTACAGGCTTGGAGAATGACGAAGCCCATACTATAGGCTCGTTCCGCAATACACGAAATACCGTATTTCACTACTTCAGAGACAATCTTGTTCCCGTCTTCGACGGAACCTCCATTGGTATCCAAGAACAAATAAAGATTTTGTTTGTTTTCAAGACGATGTAGATCGACCAAAAATTTGTTTACACTTTCGCGATTTACCTCGCCTTTCAACAAAAGGGAATTGGTTGTGTTTAATGTAATGGACGGTATAATATTACTGGACTCCATTATTCCACAAGTATCGTGATGATCGGCCCATATATTTGAAGATAGAACCATGATAGGTGTCATTGCCAAAAAAAGAAGGGAAAATAGATTCATTTCTTTATACAGATAATTAATTTGCTAAAAACCTGCAAAATTTATAGCTTTACTATATAAGAGTAACATGTCAAAGTTAGGTATTTTCGATTTAGATGAATTACAACGAAAACCAAAAGCAAATATCAAACAGCGTAAGGGTATTGAAATCAAATTTCATGGTACAAAGATCAAGAAGGTTCCTGTGAAACCAATTTTATCTCGCAGAAAGTATTCCCCCGAAGAGGGCGAAATCATAGAGGATGAAGTAAGTTTAGAGGAGACGGAAAAAATAATACCTGAAAAAAAAATGGTTACCATTCGCGATGGACGAAAAGATTCTGATATTGAAAGACGACTTGTCATGGATTCTTTTGCAAAACGGAATATTTTTTCAGTAAGAACCAAGAAATTAGAAAGTCAGATGGAGATGGGTCATCAAAATGAATTAATGGAAACTATTCAGGAGCCTTCTGCTGTGGATTTAGGAAAGATAACGAAGGACTCTTTAGAAATTTCTCTAATGCAAAAATCGCCTAAAGAAGGTTCAAAAGAATTGGTTGAAATCGAACAGGTCGAAAAATCGGATAAAATGGAGTTACCAAAAAAATCACGCAAGGTGAGTAAACCTAAAGATGAGGTTGAAGAAGAAGAAGATGACCGTGACGAAGAAGAAGGTGTAGAAGAAGAAGATGACCGTGACGAAGAAGAAGGTGTAGAAGAAGAAGATGACCGTGACGATGAAGAAGGTGTAGAAGAAGAAGAAGGTGTAGAACCCAAAAAGGTGAAAATAATTCGAAAGAAAAAGGGAAAACCCGAGAAGGTTGTTGCTGAGGCGGACATACAAAAGGGTAACTTGATGGGTGAAGCAGTGACCGCCCTTTTACCTAAACCAGTTGTCGCTCATCGTGTACGTACTTCTCCTTATTATATGGAAAATCGTAAAATGTATATCCAAAAATTAGGACCCATGTTTTCAAAATACAAGAAGTTATTGAATGATGAAACAAGGAAGGCGTCATGTGATTCACAAGATAGTGGTAGTAAAAATAGTGCTTTCAAATTGCTAATTCATCAAGAGGTTGTGCGAGATTATTTGAATTTATACACACCTTATCGAGGTCTTCTTTTATATCATGGATTAGGTTCTGGTAAAACATGTTCGTCGATTGCTATTGCAGAGGGGATGAAAGCGCACAAAAAAGTGTTTGTGATGACATTGGCATCATTAAAGGCAAATTTTTTCGAGCAAATGAAGGTATGTGGAGATCCAATTTATAAATTGAACCAATATTGGGAATTTGTATCGACGAAAGGTCAACCTGATGTGGTTGCACTTTTATCGCGCGCTCTTAATTTAAACACTGCATTTATTAACGGAAATGAAGGTGCGTGGATGGTAAATGTAAAAAAAGAATCGAATTTTGACGATTTAGCTGATGTCGATAAAAAGGCGATTAACGAACAATTGGATGAAATGATCGCATCAAAATACGCCCATTTGAGTTACAATGGACTGAATCTTGGAATAATGGAGCGAATAACTGAAAAATTTACTATAAACCCTTTTGATGATGCGGTGGTTGTCATTGACGAAATGCATAATTTTGTGAGTCGTATCGTGAATAAGATTAAGGATAAAAAGAAAAAATCGATTTCCTATCGTTTATACGAGTATCTCATGAGCGCGGAAAACGTGCGCGTGGTCGTTTTGTCGGGCACACCCATCATCAATTATCCCAACGAAATTGGTGTATTGTTTAATATTCTGCGCGGGTATATAAAAACATGGAATTTCCCCATTCAATTATCAAAGGGGTCGGAGAAACCGACACGTGACAATATTTTATCATGGTTTCAGAATGATGAATTGCATACCTATGATTACGTTCAATATAGCGGAGACCAGATTACAATCACAAGAAATCCAATGGGTTTTGTAAATACTCACAAAAACGTGAAATATCCAAAGAAAAGGGGTGGATTTGTTCCAAAATCACCAAAAAAGTCAAGGAAAACCGGTGGATACAATCCCAAGAACAAGTCAAGAAAGGTACAAACCGGTGGCGGTGTCTTTAATGATTATAGTGGTGTAGAGTTAGACGAAACCGGAAACGTAACCGATGCTGCGTTTAAGGCCTCTGTCAAACGTATTTTAGATAGAAAGGGTCTTCGAATGAGTGGAAATATCACAATGAAAAATAATTTGGCTCTACCCGAAACATCAAAGGAGTTTTTCAGTTTATTTGTTGGTTTGGACGAAAAAGAGATGAAAAATAAATCAGTGTTCCAAAAACGAATTCTTGGATTAAGTTCTTATTTCCGTGGTGCAGATGAAACATTGTATCCACAATTTGTGCCATCGGACGATGGGGAAATTATCCATATAGAGAATGTGCCGATGAGCGAATACCAATTTGGAGTGTATGAAAAGATTCGAGAAGAAGAATCCAAGCAAGAGAAACGAAATGAATTGGCACGAAGAAAAAAAGAGTTGCGTGGAGACAATGCCGAAGATATGTTTAAAGTATCTTCCACCTATAAAATAGCCTCACGTATGGCATGTAATTTTGTTTTTCCGAATCCACCCGGAAGGCCTGTGAAAGAAAAGGGTGATGTGGATGATGCTGACGCGGAACGGGAAGATTTTGAAGAAGATGAGATTCAGAAGGTTGGTTTACGTGGTAAAAAACGTGTAGGAGGCGATTCGAGTGAAGAAAAAGAGGCTAGTAGTGAAGAAAAAGAGGCTAGTGATGAGGAAGATGTTGGGGACGATGAGGACGCGGTTGAAGAAAAAGAGGCGAGTGATGAGGAAGAGGAACCTTCCCGTGAACGTTCTCCGATTGAGTATACAGGTAATTACAACAAAGATATCCAACTTGCTCTCATGGAACTCAAAATGAATGCTAAGAAATATCTGTCACCTGAAGGTTTGCGTATTTATAGTCCAAAATTCCTCAAAATATTAGAAAATGTAAATAATCCCGATCATGAGGGATTGCATATGATTTATAGTCAGTTCCGTACTATGGAAGGCATAGGTATTCTGAAACTGGTTCTTGAGGCGAATGGATATGTCGAATTTAAAATTCGTAAAAAAGGAGGTGAGGGTGATTGGGAAATTGATGAAAATGAAGCTGATAAAGATAAACCGAAATTTGCTCTACATACAGGTACGGAGAGTGCCGAAGAAAAGCAGGTGATTTTGAATGTATATAATTCGAAATGGAAGGAAGTCCCACATACTATCATGACCCAGATTCGAAAACGAGATATTGAAAATAATAAAATGGGAGATGTGATTAAAATAATTATGATTACAGCATCAGGCGCAGAAGGGATCAATTTAAAGAATACTCGCTACGTCCATTTGACAGAACCCTATTGGCATAATGTTCGTATAGAGCAGGTCATTGGACGTGCTAGACGTATTTGCAGTCATCAAGATTTACCCGAAGACATGCGAACCGTCCAAGTATTTCTCTATATGGCCGTTTTGTCGGAAGGCCATGGTTCAGACCAAAAGCACATACAATTGCGATTACGTGATGTAAGTAAATTGACAAACCGACTTGCCAATGCATCAAACGATAACACACGATTGGGAAGATATATACGTAAATTAGAACTTAATCCGGGTGTCATAACAACCGACCAAATGTTATTTGAAGGAGCTATTCGAAAAGAATTTGTCAATACCCAGATATTACATGCAGTCAAGGAGTCGGCAATGGACTGTCAATTGTATGCAGGTTCAAATAAAGACGAACAAATCGTCTGTTATAATTACGGACAAGTGAAATCCAACGCATTTGGTTCCTATCCAAGTTTAGAGCAGGATGTTGCAGAAAAGGATGTGGTTGATGTAAAAGAAACGACGGTGAAATTAGTGAGAATCATCGATCCATTAACAAAACGAGACTATGCATTGAATCCTGTGTCAAAAGATTTGTATAATTACGATCAATGGTTACGTTCAAAGGAGTCCATGGAAGAATTGTTTGCCGTTGGAAAATTACGCGTGGGTAAAGACGGAAAGGAGGTGGTGAAATTGTTTTAGATTATTGATATGTCGAGTAAAAGAGGTAATGTTTTGAATATACACAAAACATTATCTAATAAATATATAGTATGGATAAGTTACGCGTACCAAAACGGTACTATCGCTCCAAGAATATGACACGTTCGGATACAAAAAAACAACGACGTTCTTTGCGAAAATCGCGCAAATTATATAAAAAAGGAAAGTATTATCAACGCCCAAAGGTGAAAACATTCAAATCGCGCAAATCGAATCATTTGAATCGTCTTCGTAAAACGTACAAGGTTGATAAAATTGCGGCGTCAAATGAGTTATCAAAGAAAACCAAATGTTCGAAGGAGGGTCTAGATGAGATTTTAAGCAAAGGGCGTGGTGCGTATTATTCAAGTGGTTCACGTCCAAACCAAACCGCTGAAAGTTGGGCTGTAGCACGACTGGCAAGTGCATTGACAGGTGGCAAATCGTCGGCATATGATTATCATATATTAAAATCTCACTGTCATCCTCGTTCCAAAGCATTAACTATGGCAAGAAAAACATGTAAAAAACTGAAAAGGAAATGTGACAATTAAATTATAATGAAAAATTGAAGGATATATCTTATTTTATCTTATTGAAAACAAGATATTCGCAATGGAATCATATTATTCAAGTAAATTAATCGATCATGTTCGTGAATGTGCATGCAATTTTGATATTGATATTCGTAATAAAGAATCAATACATTCTTCGCACCTAAAATCAAAGGGTATTTATGTGAATCATTTGATTATGGACGAGTTAACCGAATTTATACCCTTAGGTAAAAACGAACTCACACAAGAAAATTTAGAGGCACTTAAGGGAAATGTTATATTATATCAATATCCCGATAGTTCATCATGGTCAACTGTGTACCATACTAGATTTGTAGAAATAATAGATATTACCTCTGTTTCTGAAAATAATGTCACGGGCGTTCAATATTATTTTAATGTGAAACCATTTGAAAATATACTTGCGAAAAATGCATTTTATACTGAATCATTGAATTTATTGATTTATCGACGGGATTGTTACAAAATATGGATGCCCAAAAAGATGTATTTGGAAAAAATACTTAAATTTCCTATGCAAAAAATCAAGGAGGATATAGGTTACATTGAATATGTATATAATCCCGATACTATTACAAAAAATAATTTAGGTGAAAATTTATTTGATTCTCCGTTATACAACAAACGTGTTGATTTTATTGATACAATAAAATCATAAAAAAGGTTACTAGACAAGAGACTGAGTCTATATTTTTTATTATTTTTTTGTCTAGGAAACCCTTTTTTATTTGTGTGTTTTACTTATTTTCCTCCTCGATAGCTGTTTCCTCTTTGACAGCTGTTTCCTCTTTGAAAGCTGTTTCCTCTTTGAAAGCTGTTTCCTCTTTGACAGCTGTTTCCTCTTTGACAGCTGTTTCGGGTGGGGGATAATGAAGCGCGCCAAACCCAGGGATATATCCATATCCATAATTGCCAAAGATAGACCATTCCATCGGGTCTTCTTCTGGGTCTTTGTTAATTTCAATAAGGACTTCCTGTAACTCCTCTTCGGTCAAACCCCATTCGACGGCTAATTCGGATAGTTCTTGTTTTTCACTCATGTTGATGATGTATAATGTACTATCTCATATAAAAACCTTTCAATTTTATACAAGCAATTTATAACCATACCACATTGTAGCAACAAATAACGAAAATTCGAATATACGGTATCCAAGTGAGAGTTTTCGCAAAGTGAGGCGATAAACATGCTCGTGCATAATTAAGTTTAGACGGATACCCTGAAAATACCAGGTCCAATAGTCGATCGCCGCATATTGATATACGTATGGTGCTAATAGTGCATAAGAAAGCATCGTCCAATGTGATACCATATACGGTATAAAAAATGCACCTCCCTCTAGAAATGCATCATGTTCTCCAAGTACCATTTGATAAGTATGTGCGTAAATGTCGACGGGAGCGGCAATTAGGGCTAAATAGTAAAAATAGGGTAATTTACGCAGCCAATATTTATGGATATATGCAGTTTTACAAGGTTTTTGATGGACGTGGAATGCATTTGCATAGGAGTCCACCATATCTTCTGTAAAATAATTATCGTCGGATGCTGGATGACTTATTCCACTATACATTAAGTATGTTACGGCTGCTGCTCGGGGTTTATAATCCTCCTTGTATTTCGTATATTCGGACAATATCATTTTGTGCCATGGATTATCCGGTAATAATTTCATTTTATAAAATTCACCCATAGTCAATACATTAATGCTCGGTAACTGTTTATATATTTTCAAAAACTATTTTTCCATGTAAAACGATTCCAATTGATTACAACAAAAATGATTAGTGAAAACAACATATAAAAACAACTGCGTTTGAAAGTATATACAGTCATCCCACAAATGAACGAAGCGAATAATGTATTGACAATAAAAACCGTCCAAATCCAGCCAATTCGAAATATGATTACAGCGATCAAGGACATTTTGACCGACGCGACCATTACATATACAAAAAACGGTTTACGAATTATTAATTTCGACAAAACCCATACTATTTTAGTGAATGTAGTATTACATAATAACAAATTTGAGGTCTATAATTGTATCCCAGACAAGATTATTGTTTGTGCGAATACGATGCATTTGTTTAAAGTAATTTCCACCATGTCGAATGACGATACATTATCGATGTATATTGACAAGGATGATTATCACGACGGCGTAGTATCTCATTTAGGATTACAATATGACAACGGGGATATTAAGCAATGTTATAGTCAAAAGTTACGTCTGATAGAGCCCGACAATGAGGAATTGGTTGTTCCGGATGTGGAGTATAAAACGGTAATTAATTTACCAACATCAGATTTTCAGAAGATTATTCGTGATATGAATGGTATTTCTGATCGCATTGAAATCAAATCGGTAGGAAATGATTTGATATTTTCGTGTGAAGGTAATTTCGCGAGTTCCAAAATCTTCCGTTCTGAATCCGATGGGTATATGGAATTTATCCAAAAACCCGATGCATCTGTTATCATACAGGGTGAATTTTCCCTTAAAAGCCTCGTTCATTTTATTAAATGTACTCCATTGTGTAGTAATTTAGAGATGTATTTAGGTAATGATTTACCGTTGATTGTAAAATATGATGTTGCATCTTTAGGAGAGATTAAATTATGTTTAGCACCATTACCACCGAGTTAAATGTCGAAAATATGTGAATAATCGTAAATATATAATATGATATATGAATATCATATTGTAATTGGTAATAATGACACCATATTATATATGGAAAATAAAACAATCTATTTTTGCAATAAAACAAAACATATCCCGCCACAAGTTTTACAAAAATGGTCTGACCTGAATCCTTTATACACAGTACAATTGTATGACGATGCTATGTGCGAGGATTTTTTGTTGAAATATTATGGACCTTTACATCAAGAATTATTTCAATGGTTACAAGACGGTCCAATCAAGGCCGATTTTTGGCGCATTTGTATATTAAATACCTATGGAGGAGTCTATGCGGACATTGATATAGATCCATTTGAACCAATAGATTCCTTTTTAGAGAAGGATGTCGATTTTCTAACAGGTAGTTCTTTTTGGGAGAAAAAAGGGTTTCTATTCAATCCGAATATTATTATTTCCAAGAAAGACAGTCCTATTTTACAACGATGTATTCAATGGTATATAAAAAAATATACCGAAAAATGCAAATATGAGTATTGGGAATGGTCGATTATGCAGGCATTTACGGATTGTTTACAATTACCTAAAATTGTACGGACCGGTGGGATTTATTATTTAGAAGGAGCTAAAATACAAATAATAAAAGAATGTGAAGGTGAAACGCATTATGATTCTCATATGCAATATAAGAACCGTCGATTATTTAATAATCGCTCTCGAAATTGGGATCATAAAACGCACAAATTCCACTAAAATTCGGGTTCATGTTTTTTAAAAATACAACCTTGTGTTGATAAATTTGGAATGTCAATAATTTCGGATGGATCTTGTAAAGAACAATCTGATAGCCAAATCTTTACAATACAAAAATTCTTCTTAGGTGAAATGGTAATACCGTTTAATGATGCAGATTTTTCAACATTTTTACATAATGTTTCTCCGCATAATGCGTAAAAGAGGGTCTTCCAAATTTCATATACATATTTATTTGATACTTTATATGAAAAGCATCCGCCTTTGCGATTTTGAGGGTCCTCCCACATGGGAGTAATGCCAGAACGCATGACAAATAACATGCAATATTTAACAATTTTCTCTGACAAATACTCGTTTAGATTGATTAATTCATCGACATTTGAAATATCTTTATGAATCATTTTATAGCTGGATAAATTCCAGTCCTTATCGTTTGGTAAATGGAAATATAGGTCCCATTTACCACGCAAAATATATGTTTCTTGAGAAGTTGGGAGAACTTCTTCTGTAAATACGGCCATTCCCTTACATATTAGTAAGGAAAATCTTTAAACTGTTTATTTTACATTCTAATTTTCTTCTTGTTCTTGGTTGTTAATCATTTGAATATATTCGGAAGCATCATTACTTTTCTGCCATAATAAAAAACATTTTTCGCATCTATCTGGTTGTCCTAGATCCATATAAATAATAGCCTCTTTTTTTGTGAGACCGATTTCTTCATAACAGTTCATTCCGCGCTCATTGCAATCATCACATTCAAACTCATTTGGATTTACTTCCTCTTCTTCTATTTTATCTTCGCCCTCTTCACTAGACTCTTCTACGTCTTCCTCTTCCTCATATTCTTCATCATCTTCATCACAAGCATTACCACATAAATATTCCCCTGTGCCTTTCATTTGAACTATATCTTTGGTTTTTCCACATAAGTCACACTCGGCTTCTTGATTATTTGGCTCTTCTTGTACGAATAAAATATCGCTCATTCCATCGTCGTTAAAATATCCATCACATAGGCCACATTTTTGCCACTGATCCTCTTGATAAGTCTCTTCGGTATCTTCGTCAAAATCCCAATCGGGTGGATATCTTTCACAGTCCATATTTTCACATAATTTAATATTTTCTGCTTCTGCTTCTGCTTCTGCTTCTACTTCTGCTTCTACTTCTGCTTCTACTTCTGCTTCTGCTTCTGCTTCTGTTTCTGTTTCTACTTCTGTTTCTACTTCCTGTTCTACTGTTTCCTGTTCTACTGTTTCCTCTGGTTCACTCATATCTTCGAGAGATATAAGTTCAGGAGGTCCATATTGAATAGTATGAACTACAATAGAATCTTGACAAACTTCGATAAATTGGTCTTTATGAATCTGAAATATTTCAACATTTTCATCCATAATTTCAATAACATATTCAGTAGAGTGGACGAAGGGAATGTTTTGTTGTTTCATACATCGATACAGAAATACGGTGGTAAATAATTCATTTCCAACACACCACATAGAACTAGGTATTTCAATATCGATCGATTCATTAGTATCCCATTTACAGGTAATAGATATAGGTTTAAAGGAGGACAAAACTAATTTGTTTTCAATATCAATATTATCTTTAAAATATTGACAATACCATTTTATTCTGTATAAATCTTGATATTTCATTAAAATCATTGCGTCATTCGATTCTTGTATACTATCAAAAACGCTTTTAAAATGAGATTTGGCATCGTCTTGTGATAAATTATCATCTAAACTGCGACTTGTTCCAAAATATTGCGGAGGTTGATTTTTGTCGTAGGTAAGAAGCGAACAAACTTGACACCAATTTTGTGTATCAGGTTCGATAATAGAATTCCCCAAAACAATATCTAGTGTATATGAAAAACGATCAACACTATTACGAATGATTTCATAGGTATTGTAATAATAATTCCATTTTTTCTCCAAATATACCATTGTCGAACAATATAACCAAAATGCACGAAACCCCAATTTAGTGACAAAATCACTTTTCGCAATGGTAATTCCAGTATCATAACACCAAAATCCAAAACGAATGATAGCAGGTGCTAAAATAGACGATCCATAGGCCACATAGTTATGTGTATACTTGATATCTTCTTCATCATCATCGTTATATTCGGAATCCCACATTTATATACACTCGGTAAAAGACTTTAATATGTTTTCACAATTGAAGAATTATACAGTTGGACCAACTATGTACTCTTTGAAAAGAGTATAAAATAATCGGTTCTTATTATATAGAAATGAAATATAAAAAGGGACTTTTTCTGTTTCACCGTGATTTGAGAATTATCGATAATCACGGTCTTACTATGGCATCAAACGAATGTGAAAAAGTATATACGGCCTTTATATTTACACCGTTACAGGTATCAAATAAATCCGAATATAGATCAACAAATAGTATCCAATTTATGATAGAAAGTCTTCTTTCTTTAAAGGAGGATATTAATAAAGAAGGTGGAAAATTATTGTTGCAATATGGTTCGACCAAAACGGTTCTTCAAGAACTTCTCAAAACATTGTCGATTGATTGTCTCTATTTTAATTATGATTTGACGCCTTTTGCGAGGGAACGAACGCGTATAGTGGAAGAAATGTGTGAAAAAATAGGCGTGGACTGTAAATACAGTCATGATTATTATTTACACGAGCCTGGTGAAATTATGACAAACAACGATACCATGTATCATGTTTTCACGCCTTATTATGAAAAATCGATGTTATCTGGTAAAATAGAAACTCCATCTTCGCGAACAATAACTAATTTATCGGGATGGGGGGGTAAAAATTCTGACAAAATAACTCTGGACGATGCGATGAAAAAGTTTGTAGGAAAAGAGAACGATCAATTACTTGTAAAGGGTGGTCGAATTTGTGCGAATAAGCAATTATCGAGTGCGATTCGTAATCTTAAAGATTATAACGAAACACGTGATACGATGCATATAGAAACATCCATGTTATCGGCATATATTAAGTTCGGATGCGTTTCGATACGCGAGGTATATTGGGCGTTTGTAAAACGATACGGAAAGTTTCATGGACTTGTCAGACAATTGATTTGGCGCGATTTTTATGCACATATTCTTTATTTTTATCCTGAAAATTTGGGTCATTTGTATTCCAAACAATTTAGTGGGTTTAAATGGTCCAAAAGCAAGATAAATCTGGAAGCATGGAAACAGGGTAAAACAGGTGTACCGTTGATTGATGCGGGTATGCGTCAATTAAATACAACGGGTTATATGCATAATCGTGTTCGAATGTTAACCGCCACATATTTGGTAAAGATATTGCGTATAGATTGGCGTGAAGGGGAAAAGTATTTCGCCCAACAATTGGTTGATTACGATGTGGCGTCAAATTCCGGTAATTGGCAGGCGATAGTTGGTGGCGGTATTTACTCGATGCCATGGTTTCGTGTCATGAGTCCATGGGCCCAATCCTACGAGTATGATAAGGAATGTATCTATATTAAGATGTGGGTTGAAGAATTGAAGTCAGTTGAACCCAAATATATCCATAAATGGTATAAGTATTGTTCTGAACCTGAATTTTCCGAGATTTATTGTTGTCCGATTGTTGAATATAAAAGGGAACGGAAAAATTATATGAATATGATGAAATAGTCAATGCAGAATGGAGTATTTATTTCGTAAAAAATGACATATCATTGATATGTATATATATATGTCATTTTTCACCATACATATTCGAAATAATATGATGGAATTGTTATTATATACCAGACGTAATGAGCTAATTGGTTCAAGTCGTTCTTTTGTAGGAGACAAAACGGCTACATTGGCAAACCTCAACGTACATAATGAATTCAAATGCTTTGGGTACGGTACTCACATTATTAAAGAAACCGAACGCAATCTGAAGAGTTCATTTTCAATTCGCTCTGTGAATTTGCTCGCATGGCAACCAAGTGGTGGATCCGAGATAATTGATTTTTACAAGAAGAATGGATATGTTACGACAGATAACCGGATAGAAATATTTGATGATTACTCTCAATTATTTGATTTGACGCGGATGCACAAAGAGTTCTAATACGGTGTTCTTATATGCGCGAGGGTGTATTTACGAATATTTCCGGAGGAGCAGAAGGCGTCGCATCAACAATGTGAACCATATCGGCGGTAATATTCCGACAGTCAATTTCAAGATGTTGTAATGGTACTGATTCGGTAGTAACGATTGTGGAATCATTTAGCACCTGTTCTAAGTAATTGATATAATCGGGTAAATCAATGCTATTTGAATCTGATTCTGTATCAGATTCAGGGTAAACTGGTTCATCAAGACAACAAAAATGTTTTATACAAAATCCGACAATCCCTCCAACTCCAATCCCAATGAATAATAAGGATGCAGTTGACATAATATTTATCGGTATATAATGTATAATGGATAAAAAAACAAAACAACAAATTGCAACAGTCGGAACGGGTATACTGATCGGAACGGGCATTACGTATGCTATTATGAAGGACAGTCCATGTGAAGGGTGTACTTGTGAGAAAAAGTTGTCGAGCATGGAAGCCATAAAAAAACAAAAGGAAGAATATTTATCGCATCGTGAGTCGAACCAATGTTTTACGAATCCATGTGATACATGTCCTCACAAAGAGAATTAGACAGGTTTACATGACGAACAATCATTTTACTCTTCTTTGCAGCCGATTTCTTTCATTTCATCGCCAATATTTTTGATTAAATCACTGGAGGAAGTAATAAATGCGTCGGGATAAATGGCATGAACGAACGCTTGGAAACTCCCCACTGCGAATTTCATACCCAATCCGAATGAAAAATGGAAATGTTTCCAGTATGACATACATACTGTTGTAGGATGTATAAAATAACCTGGAGAAAGGCGGTCAAATAATTTATTGTATGACATTCTTGTTATATTTATATAAAAAACGTTCGACAAATATTATTACTCGTTGTTAATAATATTTTTCTAATGAAATATCTAAATATCTAAATATCTAAAGAAATGGTGTTCTTATCAGAACGCTGCTTGCGGCGATTGGTTTTTTTAGGCAATACTCCGTTTTGAGCGTCCTTTAAAGAGGAAATACTTACCATGGAATCATTTTCTTGTTGAGAATGGATATTTACCTCGCGTGTTTTGAGTCCAGACAGAATACCATCGAGATCAACGTTTTGAGGTCCCTTCATTTCAGGACGAGGTCCTTGCATAGAATTGACAGGAGGTTCACGAGGAGGCATTTGGCGCGTCATTCTCTCCTGTGTTTGTAAATTTTCCTGTTGTTGGTGAATATTCACACCTTCTTCTCTAAACATGGATCCTCTTCCCATTGCAATATCGGGACGATTATTGGTTGCTTCTGTGAATTGCATACCGGGACGTGCAGGAGGGGTTTGTTTTTGCGTTTCTGTTGGACGAGGTGGAGGACCGAATGACGTATCGGGTTTATGGTCGGCATTTAACATCTGGCTTACGAAGTCCATACCCCCTCCACCATTCTCATTACTCATACTTTTAACGGTTGCCTCTGAAAACATTTTCATTAACTCGGGACTTTGTTTAATTACGTCATTGAATCCGGGAGTTGCGGTGGAAAGGGCCTTGTTGGTGATATTCAATACAGCACCACTGAACCCGAGACGAAGAAGGAGAGAAATTTCAGGGCTCATTTTACCCCCTTTGTATTTGTCGTGCAATTCGGCAAAAATCTCGTCATAACTATCAATATCTTCGTTGATTTGTTCTCCCCATCCATCCAGGTTGAGACCAAATGGGTCGAACACAGCATTTCCATATTCAATGGAATTCACCAATGTAGTAAACCACCACCCTTGTAATTTGATACTGTCCTTCTTACGCTTCTCTTCCATGATAGTCTCATATTCGTCTTCCACCTCGTCAAAATCAGAGTCCATCGTGAAACTACTACCATGTTTTACATGCCCTTTCTCGTACCACTCCTCCATTTTCTTCAACATGGCGCGCTTTTTGCGACGCTTTTCACGGTCATTCAATCTAGGACCCGTGGAACTAGCCGGAACTTCATTCACTTTGCTAAACCCGTCCCAAGTGTTGGTTGACCCGATGCTCTCCATTGTTGCAGAACCCAATTTGGAATCATTCACATTTCCATTCGCATCTAATTTCACTGTTTCTGTAGGGACTTTGGCACCAAATCCAAAAAGGTCTGCGAAACCACCTCCCCCAGAGGTCGTCTTTTCGGTAGATGTTTCAGGTGCCATTCCCGAAGCTTCGTTCAATTCTTTCTCTAAATTATCAAGGTCGTCCATGCCAACATTTGTCGAGCGCGAAGAGGATACATTTTTATCGTTCATTAATAGTTCAATACCCGGACCGAAATTCACGGACGGTTTGCCAGAATTGTTGACGGATGTAGTAATATTCTCACTGTCGTTGTTAATTGATACATTTGCATAATCCAGATCGGCGAGTCCAATGTCGATGACTTCCATTATGATAATGTAACACAATTAATTTTTAAGTTCTCCGCATAACTAATTAGTTTTCGATGTTGCAAATAATAAAGGCCTTGTAAAAAACAATCCGCTAAATCGTCCTTTTTTGACGTATCTAATACATGAGCCCACCCTTTCAAAGACGAATTTATATCCAAAATGGTTTTACAGAAATATATACTATCTTGTTTGTTTTGTTTATAGTTATTTGTGGCAGTTTCGGTCGCGGATGTTGTTGGTGTACTTGTTTTGACTAAATGTTTTAGTTTGTTGGACGATGATATAAATTCGACATGAAGACTTGACGTGTCGTATTTCATAATGTAATATTGTGCCAACATTCCTTGGATTGTTTTCATTCGTGTTGCGATTGGCGATATTTGGTTCTCGATAATCACATGAGTTAAATCAATAACATCCTTCATTTTCTCTAAAGCGTGCTTCATTGAAATTCCAAGTGTAATGAGGTCGACTTCCCCAGCATTTTGTCGTTTTTGTGAAACAGGTGTCATCATTCTTTCATGGAAAGAGTCTATAATGACTGAAAGCGTATGTTTTTTTGTTTTTGGTTGTGTATCTTCTTGGAAAATCGAATATTGCTTTCCTAAAACATATAAATTGTCGATTGTCATTTTATTCAAGTTGGCTGTTCGTAGGTCTTTATTTGGCATGATCCATCCATGAATTTTTGTCTGTTTTTTTGCATGAGTAGTGCAATAAAACTGGTCGTCTTTTTCGTAACCTGCCTTCTTCCCACAAATTTTTGGAAGAGGTTCCAAGATGCCCTTTTTAACGGGCATCTCAAAACAGCATGTTTTCACAGGTTTATCGTGCGTTTCCATTAAATTGATAATGTCCCAATCCTTGATATATATCGTGCCATTTTCAATGACGAAAATACAATAGGCCATATTGCGAATTCCAACGTCATAACTTATCAGTTTCATTACATAAAACCCACTAAACGGTTTTAAGTAATATTTTGCTAAATTCTTATTGTCTCATATTTTTCTTGTATAATTCTTCTTGGGTGATAGGCATATTATTTGGAGTGAGTTTCTGTGCGGCTAATTGTTCTCGTGATAAATACAATTGTTTCAAGTCGCTAGTATTTCCCTGGATGGGTTGTGCGGATTCTTGATAAGATGAATATTTTACAGGTTCGTGTGTGATTTCACCCATATCACCTCGTTGTCCTGGTGAAAAACGTTGGAAATATCCGACATCGTTACATGCTTGGACGAAATTATCGCGTTTAATTTCTTCGGAGTTGTGGGTTAGGTATTTTCGATATTCCCAATTACTCTTAATTCCCGATTTTTCAATCAGATTGTCGTTCAAAACCGCTTCAGGTTGATGTGATGCGACCACGGAACGTCCGTCCGACATGAGAGGAGGAAATCCTGCATAGACGTTGTTCGTTGAATATCCAAGACGTGATTTTGGTATGGATTCACGTGTGGTTGGATTCGCGCATGCTGTTGATTCCGGTTGGGGATAAGAGAACATTATATACAGTCTAGATATATATAAAATGGAAGGGTATTATTAGATTTAATGAGACGTATAACACGAAGTTACTTGTTTTCAAGTAATTCAAGTAATTCGCTCTTTTTCAATTTGGATGCATTTTCAATTATTCCCTTTTCAACAACCATCGTTTTCAATTGAACCATATTCATTTTTGAATAATTCTCGACAATTGGTTCCTCGATCGGATTGTGTGAAATGGGAATAGAAATTTCATCCAAACTGGCGACTTCCTCTTCATTATCGGAAACCAATATTTTATTACTATCTTCTTCAATAACTAGTGACTGAGACGGTTGGTCGTCTTCGTCGTCGGAATCGGATTCATCGTCGGAATCGGATTCATCGTCGGAATCGGATCCAGATTCCTCATCAACTTCATCGTCAGAATTTAACATGTGAATTGCAGTCGATTCATTTACATTATGTTGAACGACAATAGGTTCGGTATCCCCCCCGTGTTGGCTAAACATATGACCTTCCTCGTTATTGCGAGGCATCGGAGGAGCCAATATAGGACGGCTCATCAGAACCCCTTTTATAGAGGTCATTTCGCTAGCCATTCCATTAATAATTTCAAACATAGTATCGCATTTTTGCTCGGTCGCAGATAAGCGTTGTTTAAAGTGGTACACTAATAGTAAAATCAGTACAAAGGTGATTCCTAAACTGATGAAGAAAAATGTATCCATAAATCCGGACATAGTAATATACTAGGGAAATATATAACTATGTTCTTTTAAACGAATATATTATTTTGTGTAAATATATATATTGCATTATGAATAAAAGCACGGTTAGTTCAAAAAACATGAAATTACTGAATACAATGAGGGCTCCTGCCATATTTACCACCAAAAATATTATTATTGCTATATTGGTAATATTACTTATATTCTCCTTTTTAGGAGTAAATGTATTAGGTGCGATTGGATTAGTGTTACAATTCATTGTCAATTTGATTCGTCCTATTTTCGATGGTATTCTTGGTTGGGTGTTTTATTATATTGGTGCGGCGGTAAATGTTAGTGCAGATGTCGTGGGTGATGTTGCTAGAACAGGAATCAATATTGCCGAGGGAACCGTGCATTCTGTCGGAAATATTCTCCAAAATGAGGATAATGTGGGCGAACCATTGCCAACACAAACCGCGTTTTACAAACGTCTCTTTGAAACAACCCCCATCGAAGAACAAGACACGATATACACAGAAGAACAGGATGACATTCAATCGATTGCTCCGGATATGGGTGAATCCATCTCGAATTCGTTGGCGACAGCCGAACAAATCGCGTCTACCATCACAGGATCAATTACAGGGTCAAGGGGTGATTTAGACAAAGTAATTGCAAGTGAACTGAACTCCACCGTATCAAGTGTATCTCCGAGTGCGGCATGGTGTCTTGTCGGTCAATATGGCGGTAAACGCAGCTGCATATCATTAGACGAAAATGAAATATGTGAATCCGGTCAAACTTATACGAAAGAAGATGAGTGTCTTCAATTAAAAATGGCAAATATTAAAAATGTCATTTCCGAGAAGAACGCGCCCAAAAAGGAGGTCGTTGTGGTAAATAAAACGGAACCAACTGTATATAAACAAAATTGGGGTATTCCTCCCCCACGCCCACCAGCAGCATCATTAAGTCCTCCAATGGGAACCAATCCGTATATTCCTAAAACGTATGGTTCATATACCCATGCGCCTCTTTATTCCACATTACCAAATCCGTATTATGCATCGACTAAATATAGAAATGTAGCTGGGACACCTAACGTAACATATGTCGGTCCTCGTTCAGGAATTTACCTACGCAAATAATTTATATATTAGATCAAAAATAATATATGAATTAACATGGGTATTGGAATATATGTTTAACGAAGACCCGGATAACCGAAATATTTTGGATGATACAAATGAAGGCGACGAATCTGTCAGCCGATCATGGGAAAAAGAATATTTCAAGCGATTTGAGTGGTTAGAAAAGGACGAAAAGTTCATTGAAAATGAACTAGACGAGATCACATCAAAAATGCGAAATTCCTTATTTTCACTATGTAATGGTGGAGTGGCAATGAATAATGAACCACATTTAAAGGAGGATCCGTCAGAAAACAAATTGTATATGTATTTCATTTCGCTCGACCAGGATAAGATGTTTCTATACACCGATTTTAAAGGTAACGATGAATCGATCATTGAAAAAGCACAGGAAAAACATGCTTTTATAAAATTATATCAACCGCGCAAAATAGTATTTACTATTGAAATCAATGATTTCTATGATGTGGATAAATATGTAAAGCAATTTATGCATATGTTTGGCATTGATAATACCCGTGGTGGGTCTTATTGTGACATTCTCATGGACGAAGAATCATTGAAATGTATTGAACGGGAAAGAAAAATAACCAGTTTAGAGTATTATACCGAACAATCTGAATCGGTCGTTTGAAATTTCCCAGGAGTTTAAGAATTTATTATATATGACGGTAATTGATAGGTAGGTTGGACCGTAGAAACATTGCAATTAATTTGAGTATCGAATAACGGTGAATCGGTTGTAACATTTGCAGCAGCCGACGACATAATAACGATTGGAGCGGTAGACGTGTTTCCATCTGCGTTTGTCTGAGTGGTATTGACTGATGCACGTAGAGTAAAATTATAATTTGTTTGCGGACATTCCGTTAATTGTATATTATCTTCGACAACAGCGCCAATATAAAAGGATGTTTCAAATGAACCACTTTGGTCGAATGTAATGGATAGTTCGCCAATTGAATCGACACTTAAAGGGATGATTTTTTCCACGGAATCGGTGTTAACACTTGTTACGTGTAATGTGAGTGTTGTTATTTTAGCGATTGCTTTTGTTGTATCTGTTAAAAAAGAATAATATGAACCGCCTAACACAATTGACATGGGTGTGGTTAAGGTATATACTCCTGCAATAGATGGTTGAGAAATGTAAAACATGGTGAAAATGGGGGACGAGGATGTATTTTCAGGAATAGATACATTATCTATAATCGATAATTGAAGAGTGCTATTCGTTGTATCGGGGTATGGATATTCGTTATACGTGCTTGGATTCGGTTTGTAATTATATAGTGGCACACTTGGGTCATAGTATAAATCGACGATTGGGAAGGGTACATCAGATACGGTAGACGATTTCGGTACTTGAGAACGCGATACACATACACGTGAATTGGTTCGACGGGTTGATGCCAATCGATTCCAGTTTCGTTTCGTAGTCGTTACATTAGCGTTTTTTTTGTATTGCAATATTTCGGATTTTCGTCGTATATCTAGTTGTGTGGACGTGTATTTCGGATAAGGTCCCGGAAAAATGGTTGCACGAGGAGGGTGCGTATTGATATATCTCAGATAGGCGTTTCGATTCGTTAATTGACGAGAACAATATGGATTCGACATATGGTTACAATTTAAATCGATATTTAAAGGTTTAACACAATTAATATCCTGATTAACCTTACTCGTGGGTCCTGGAAACGGTTTATTAGTTATATAATCGCTCATGATAGTATCGAATAATTATACTATCATGTTATATTTTAGGATAAGAAAATCAATGTATATACAATTACCATTGGTCTAATAATTGGCATTATACCACAAGTTTGACAAATAGTAGGGGAATCCAGATGCGTCTTCCGATGCAGTTGCGTCGGATGAACTTGCGTCTCTACCCCATACGACGATGTTATTAATTTGGAACACACTGAGAGCACTTGCGTAATACTGTAAATTGGATATATTTCCATTAAATCCTCCATTGGCACAAATATACACATCTTCGTAATTTTGTTTGGGTACATCTTGCATGATAATACGATTGGCAATGGTTCCATTAATATATGCGTCCATCGTGGTATTTTCTAAACGAAGAGCACAATGAAACCATTTTTTCAAAGGAACGTCCTTGATAATCATGGTTTCGCGTGGATTTGTGCTAGATACAGTATTCATGGTTGCCACTAAATTGACACGACCTTCCTGTGAAGCATTATTGTCTAAATATAATCCGGGTCCACTTGTTACCGTTGACATACCCTTTAACGGTCCATCGTCGAAGAAGGTTCCGTTTCCTTTGTTAAAAATAACAGAATAATCGGCACCCTTGGTAGTTTTAATATCATTAATAAAGACCCATACACTCCACGTGAATTCCATTCCACCCGCTTGATTATTTGATCTTAATACAGGGATAGCATTACTGTTTTTGGGATTTTGTGAAATAATTAGACTACTTGCACCGTTTAATGTACCAGAAACGAGCATTGGATTTGTTTTGGGTTTTGTGAAATAACCGATAATCATTACGCCTAAATTTAATAGGAACATGAAGGCAATCAAAACAAATAGCAAAAAGGCAAATTTAGCAATTAACGTATTTGATTCTAAAAAGCTGGTTGATGCGTCGACAACGGAAGCGTCACCAAATCCTTCAACCGATTTTGATACTTGGTCGGATGCAGCAGATACATTGTCACTAATGGTAGATGCGGCGGCGGTTGCTGCACCTGATATATTTGATCCAACATTACCGATTGCGGTTCCCGCGTTAGCCAAGAATCCTGCATTTGCACTATCAACTGGTTGAGCGACTGGTATTTCTGGGGTAGGATTTGTACTTGTATTTGGATTCGTACTTGTATTCGAACTCATAATCTATATATTGATGTTATTTTTTAATTGATAACATCAATCTATTAATAACAATATATATACAAATTTATATTGTTGAAATGAATTCAATAAGCGACACTAAATTGTATTGCATGGTCTACTTATAAATTCATTGAATAAGATGACTGTTGAACGTTATTTTTATCGACAGACAAATTAATACTGTATTGTGACAAGAATCCTGAAAATGCGCTTCCTGTTCCACTCATGTAAGTATCCCATGCTTGTTGAGGTCCAATGGGTCCACTCCAATTCTGAAAACCAGATACATATGCGTCCCATCCACTTCCTAAAACAACTGGGTCACTGTCAATGGGTCCAGGTGCTTGAGGATATGCACTTAATTTGACAGAATTGACTAATTTTCCATCGACATAACAATCAATAATATTATTATCAGCGCTCACAGTTACATAAGTCCATGCTTGTAATGGGAAGTTATCTGTAATAGTAATCGTTTGAGGTTGAACCACGTCCATAAGTTTGATTTGGCAATATAGTGTTGGAGTTTCACTATCTAAATAAACGGATATGTTATTGTTTCGCATAAAGATGATTTTATTACTTGTTGTGGACCAAGCATCCACATATACCCATATACCATATGCGTACCGAGTGGATTGGCCGCTATTGATGCTCGTAATGGCTGGATTGGTTCCCTTTAAACTGGCGGATTGAACGATTGTGGATGATTTACTGATAAAATACACATACAAGATGTAAATCAAAATAATTACAATGATCGCTAAAATAATTGTAGTCCAATTCATTATTATATATAGTCACTATAATTTATTATGTGTTTTTCTTGGTTTCATTATCTCTTGGAACGGGGGGATCGCTATACGCCATAGCATTATACATAAATATGATTTGTTCGGGGGTGAGCGATTCTTTGTAGTAAACCACATTACAAATACCACCATCGATTCCATATTTATCTCCGACCGTAATTGTGTCTAAGTCACTGTATTGGGGTAAAAATGACGATGGATGACCGGGTTCATCAAAATTCGGTGGCGGAATACCTTTTCCGGCTAAATGAAAGGTTCGTTCTAATTTTCCATTAATAAAAAGGTCGACTGAGTTATCATTATAATTCAATGCAATATGATTCCATTTTTGATCGGTTAATGTCATTGGATAGAATGTATTTTTCATCTTGCCATATGTTTGACTCTCTAAAAACGCTAATTCGTCTGGGAATAACATATCTTCTAGATCTAACAATTTCTCCTTTGATTCTAATTGAACTCGCGATTTTTCCAGGTCACGCTTTTGCGATGCTGATAATTTCCCCGATGCTTTGATTTTTTCCATTGCATCAATATCAGTATCAAGGATTTTCCGTTGTGCTGTATTAGTTAATCGACCAGCATATTCTTTTAACTGTGTAATAGTCGCTTGCATTGTTGCTTTTTCCATGTCCGTTAATTTGGGATCATCAATTTCGCTTGTTAAAACGGCTATTTTCGATGATGATTTATCTAATTCGGATTGAATAACCGGAATATACGTTTCAAGTATATTTTCCAATTGAATGTCTTTATAATTGACAAAATAAAACACGAATTTGTTTCGTTCCATGGGTTGGTCGGTAGTATTTCCACCTCCGTAGTATGTAATCATTGGTTTTACTTGATTCAACCCGTTTCGGTCAAGATATCCGTATTGTAATATTTCACTTTCTCGAGAATAAGCAAAATTAGCGGGGTCTTGAGGATTCGTAAATACCCACATGGAAATACAATAGTTTCTAGGAGTATACGGTTCGGTAATACCCATTTTCTTTTGGTCGCTATTTGGTATCACTTTCAACATGGAACTCGTTGCAATTGTTTTCTTTCCCTCGTTCAATGGTAATACATTTTTGACAAGTAAAACACTATTACTAGTACCCGCTATCGTATTTGTGATATTTGGTAAGAATATATACACTATGATTAAAATTATTTCAATAATGATAAATCCGTACACTGCGAATGATGTCAATGTAAATTGACTTAATAACCATAACCATGCATCATATAATACACATGGTAAATAGAAAATAAGTTGTGCGATAAATCCCGGCAACCCTTGTAAGCGACTCATCCATCCGACCAAAGCATTATAAACTAGTGCTAATCCGATCAGTCCAATGGCAATCATAAGTAAATAATTTGTCGCACTAGAAACATCTAAATAAGACCCATTTGATAATGCATAATAATATACGGCAATTCCTACAATTGTCAGCGCACCAAATACTTCTAGAAATGGTTTGCGATTTGTTTCGTTACTTCCCAGATTTAATAAAATGGCAAAAATCATAATTAATGGAAACATATATGTGAAGAAATACTTCTGTATATTATAATCGGCACCACTCGGACTCCTCAATATTTTATAAAATATAATGCAAACAAATGTAAATGCTATTGTTGTTATGATATATTTCATCAAAGAGGGACTATTCCTTGGATTTGCATTCATCCTATATATAAGGATTTATATATTATAAAATTGATTATAGAGAATATTCATTGCAGTTTGTAAACAAACCAACAAGTACGAATTTAATTATGAAGGACGACCGACCACTCCGTAGAACAAAGCGAGCGAAGGCACTACGAACATTTCAGCTGTATGGAAAATATACAACCAAACATATTCGTATTCCGGAAACCCAGTTGATAAACCAACAACGAAAAATGCAGCGAACACCGACGGTCAAATCTCAAATCGGTAATTAGATACACATATGATTTATATATTATACATATGTGTTTTGAATGTATTCCACTTTATACCAGTGAGGATTTAAAATATCACCTTGTATTTTGTCAAACTATTATGTAATCGAGTAATCAATTGTTTTTTTTCAACATTATAATCGCGAATACATTCCAATGATTGCGGGAACGTTTTCCATTCCATTTTACTGACTTCACTTTTTTGAAACCCGTTTTCTTTTTCCGACGGAAAATCTTCCACAAACATGATATAATATTTGTGTTTGTAGGATTTATAATTCGAACCTGTAAATATTTCTTCAAATGGTAGTACGTTTTGTAAATTATGCAGAACATTTTTATTTAATCCAGTTTCTTCTTGAAATTCACGTAAGGCACAATCATAATCCTTTTCGTGTGAATTTCTTCGACCCTTGGGAAATCCCCATTCGGGTTCATCCCATTGGGGAAAATTCGAACTCTCAACGATCAAATCGTGCAACGTATATTCTGTATTTGCAATTATAACACCTTTACATAATTGATTGAATTTATCTCGTGAGGTGGACTCCTCACCTTTATAAAGTGGTGATAAATTCGGTTCATTACTCCAAACACTTTGCCATAAATCGTCGAACTTTTCTTTTTTCATTCGTTCTTTCTCGTCTTGCGTCATTTGGTTTAGCATATTTAAAATGTAGTGTTTATTATTAACGTTGTATTTCCCTCTCATAAAATCTATGTGACCTAATGTGTCTTTACGACGAATCATCAGGTATTCAGGCACTTTATTTCGCATTCGAAATGCAATTACACCTATACTGGTAATTGGCATTTTGCATGAATTAAATATGTGACCGCTCTTTCCACAGTTATTACAATATAGGTTGTTTTGCATTACGGAGAATCTATATCATTATATTCCATAGTGTTTATATAGTTTCCATTTCTAATGGATAATCATGATGCACGCTACGATACAGAAAAACAGAATCAATATTTACCACCGGACTTTGAACCATTGAACGCACGAGTGTTTGATCCAAATGTATGGGAGCCGCACTTTTGGTTTTTTTTCCACACCATCGCACATACTTATCCGGCTATTCCGAATTCTGTAACAAAGCGAAAATATTATGACTTTATACAAAATATCCCCCTTTTTATACCAAACCCAGAATTATCAAATGACTTTAGTCGATTATTGGACGAGTTTCCCGTAAGTCCTTATCTGGATAGTCGCGATTCATTTATTCGTTGGATGCATTTTTTCGAAAATAAACGTAATTTGCAACTTGGAAAGGAGGAAATATCTCTCTTTTCTTCACTCGATAATTATCGAAATCATTATAAACCCGTCCAAATCAAGTTGTCAGAAAAGCTTCGGCTTCGCAAGGAGTATATCGTCATGTTTTTTACTATGGTGTGTCTTGTCGGTATCTATTTTTTTTATACATAATTTTGTCGTTATATAATAATATGCGTTTTGAGATTGTATTATTAATAATAGTCGGTGGATTATTATTTCATATTCATACCGACGGAAAATATTTGAAACAATTGGTAATATATAAAAAATACGCTCAAATGGCGGGTGTTGTAGTAGCGGCCTTTGTTCTCTATATTTTGGTGCGAAAGAATCCCAAGAACGCTCAAAACATTTTGATGGGGTCCAATGAATATTTGAAGTATTTACCCGTTGATAAAAACGCCACGTCCATGATTTCACCCATACTCGATTTCACGTCGAAACGGAGTTTTTCGGGCCAAGATCAACAAAATTATTACGCAAATCCCATATTACAAGTTCCCAACCAATCCGACATTTCGAATCAAACAACTGGTCGAAAAACGAATGCGACGAAGCGATCCGTGGGTGGAACCAAGAAGAAATTCGTGGCATCTCGACAAGCATGGCGATGTGGTGGTTGTAATGAATTATTAAAGGCTAGCTTTGAAGTAGATCATAAAATACGTTTAGCAGATGGAGGAAGCAATCACGTGGATAATCTGATTGCGTACTGTCGTGAATGTCACGGCGATAAAACGACGATTGAAAATCTATAGTAACAATATTTAAATCTTGGAAAATCAAAAATAAAAACGCTGATACTTAGGGAAAAATGATTATCGTCATCATGTTATATTATACATATAAGGATTTTATTTATTGATTTTCCAAGATTATCATTATCACAAACAAAATCGACGACTATTCTTCGTGAAAATATACGTTTAATTTATATACGTATATTTAAATGGAACAGCAAGACGGTGAAAAATATCCAAAAACAAATATTACTATTGTCAAACGAAGGAAACCGTGTCCGAAGGGTACAAGGAGGAATCGTAAAACCGGAGAATGTGAATCCAAGAAGGATGATGTGCTCCCAATTGCAATGGAACCGATCCCAATGCGCGTTTTAAATAAACCTCTTGTCGAAGAAACTGTAAAACAGCCCAAAGAAAGTAGTTTAGAGGAGATTCCTGAATCCCAAAATGTTTCATTGCCACCGTCTCAAAAAGGAGAGGAAAATGTAATTCTTGACGACGTGTTAGCAGCGAACGCGAATACGGGAAATGATTTTCAAAGAAAAAAGGAGGTAATTGAAGGAGATATTGTCGAAGAACGCGACGATTATGATTTTCTCTATCCTCATTTAGATGATCCCGATTTTTCACTCAAAATAGCACGTCATAAAGAATTTTACGACAGTCGGTATGACGGAACCGTCCATGATATACGTCAATACTCCGATAAAATGTGTAACGCGAGTTTTGAATTAATGCCTCATCAGATATTTGTCAAGAATTTTTTATCACTTCAAACACCCTATAACAGTTTGCTCCTGTATCACGGATTAGGTAGTGGAAAAACGTGCAGCGCTATTGGTATTGCCGAGGAAATGCGTTCTTATATGAAGCAAGTGGGTATGAAACAACGTATTTTAGTGGTGGCTGGTCCAAACGTCCAAGATAATTTCCGCATGCAATTGTTTGACGAGCGAAAATTACGCGAAATAGATGGTGTATGGAATATCCAATCGTGTCTGGGAAATTCTCTTTTGAGAGAAGTAAATCCAACCTCTTTAAAGAATGTACCCAAGGACAAGGTGATAACACAAATACGCAACATTATACATCATAACTATGCGTTTATGGGTTACATTGAATTGGCGAATTATATCAAGAAAAAGACGTTTGTTGATGAAAGCACTGGATATTCCGAAGAAGAACGAAAAAAGATTGAAATAAACCATATACGACACGTATTCAATAATCGATTGATAATAATAGACGAAGTTCACAATATCCGATTAAGTCAAGACAATCCAGATGGCAAAATCGCCCAATTATTAATGAAAGTTGCAAAATATTCCAGCAATATGCGACTATTACTTTTATCAGCAACTCCCATGTATAATAGTAACGAGGAGATCATTTGGCTCACCAATCTCATGAATTTGAACGATAAACGTGGTGTGGTGAATGTGAGAGAGGTCTTTACAAACACGGGCGAATTTCAAACAGAAAAAAAGGACGACAAGGGAGTTGTAACAGAAGAAGGTGGCGAAAGCCTATTGCAGCGAAAAATGGTCGGATATATATCTTATGTACGTGGTGAAAATCCTTACACATTTCCCTATCGCATTTATCCAGATGTGTTCTCACCAACACATACATTTTCAGAGCCCAATAGTGTTTTGGGGAATCTTGGAAATGCAGCTCAAGCGCTAATTGGTAATTCTGTCAAACAAATATCTTTGCCTACCAAACAGTTGAATGATAAAGCCATTGAGACACCTCTGACACACACACCTCTCTATGTAAATGAAATTGGCGAATACCAAGAAAAGGCATACAATTTGATTATCAATAAAGTGAAGGAGGACATGGAGTCGTCAAAACACGATTTTGCTGATCTAGATAAGTTCGGATTTCGTATGCTTCAAACACCTCTCGAAGCATTGAATATGGTTTATCCAAGTGAAAATTTGGATCGACAAATTGCCAAGGGAGAATTCGACGATGAAAAAAGTCCGACGGTTGATGGAGAAGAAGGTACGAAAGATCCTCGTTCGACCATGGTGGGAAAACGCGGTCTTTATCGTACTATGAATTATATCGATGATACGCATAAGAAAAATCCACTGAAACATGGATATTCGTATAAACCAGAAATCTTGGAAAAATACGGCGCCATCTTCAGTGAGGATATATTACCAAAATATAGTTCCAAGATGGCACAAATAACTCAATCCGTTAAAAAATCACAGGGAATTGTGATGATTTATACACAATATATTGACGGAGGAGTTGTTCCACTTGCCCTTGCCTTGGAAGAAATGGGATTCGGACGTTTCGGAACGTCACAACATACGAAATCTCTTTTTGCCAATGCGAAAGAAGACCCTCTCGACGCATTGACAATGACTTCCAGAAGTCAACTAGAAGACAAGACGAAATTCAAACAGGCCAAATATGCATTGATTACCGGAGATAAAGCGTTTTCACCACAAAACGCCGATGATTTAAAGGAAATCGTGTCAACTGAAAATAAAGACGGTTCTGTCGTAAAAGTCGTCATTATTTCCAAGGCAGGTTCAGAAGGACTCGATTTTAAAAACATTCGACAAATTCACATTCTCGATCCGTGGTATAACATGAATCGCATCGAACAAATTATTGGGCGCACTGTGCGTAACATGAGTCATTGTGGATTGCCATTTGAAGAAAGAAATGTGGAAATATATATGCATTGCAGTTCCTTAAAAGAGGATGATGATAAAGAGGCCGCTGATGTATATGTATATCGTCTTGCCAAGAATAAGGCACTTAAGATAGGCACCGTTACAAGACTGATGAAAGAAGTCGCTGTGGATTGTATTGTGAATATCGGTCAGACTAATTTTACGGTAAGTGAAATGGAGACATTGGCAGGAAACCAGAATATCGAAATAACCCTTTCGAGTGATCGTAAAAAAGTACCATTTAAAGTGGGTGACAAACCGTTTAGTGATGTGTGTGATTATATGGAAAACTGTGCTTTCAAATGCCGACCCGATGTGAAAACCATTCCTGAACGTGAAATTATAGAGACAACCTATTCAACTCAATACGCAGATTCGAACGATGAGCGCATTCGTCAGCGTATTACGAATCTTTTCCGCGACGAGAAAGACGGGAATGCATTTTATTCTTTAAAGGAAATCATTGGATATATAAATGTGACAAAACAATATCCACTTACGCAAATATATGCCGCTCTCACCAAGTTCGTGAAAAATAAAAACGAATATGTGGTCGATAAATATGGCAGGCGCGGAACGATAGTAAATCGTGGTTCTATATACGCATTCCAGCCGATCGAAATAAATGATGAAGATATTACGGTATTTGAACGTAAGGTTCCGGTTGAATACAAGCGAAATACCCTGCATATGGAATTACGAAAAGACTTTTCAGAGAAACCGGTTACACAAGACGATGAAAATACGACCACGAATAAAACAACATACGAATCCCTTTTACAACAAATTAAGAAAAATGTGAAGGACGCAACCACCACCCACGAAATGACATCTTCCGATCAAAATTGGTATCGACATGCGAGTCGCGTCATGAATCACATTCAAGTCGTTCACAATATTGGCGTTGAGGCAATAAAGGGTCATGTTATTCGACATAATATCGATTTTTTGATGCCCGAAGAAAAATTAGTCCTCGTATCCCACTTTTATTCCAAGATTATTGACGATGCAAAATTAAAGGATGAGGAGAAAATAATGAAGGAATATTTAGATACTAAAATCGTCACCACTACTCGAAAAACGGGTATAGTCTTGGTGGATAGAACAAAGTTGGTGGTATATATGCCGTCTACAGATGATCCGACGGTGTGGACTCCTGCCGAACCGGAAGACATTCGCGATTTAGAACGCAATGGTTCAATGCAGAAAATTCTCGACGAAAAGTCGAGTCAATATAATCAAATAGTTGGATTCATTGATATGTTTCGAAACGGAAACGAAATGGTTGTCCGTTTAAAGGATGTTACGCAGATGCAAAACAATGTGGGTACACGTATAAGCGCCCAAACACCCGGAAAAAGTGTATTGTTACGATACTTGAATCAAATTGTAGGTAACGACATGTATTCTTTGGAGCAATCAAAGGAAATTATGCAATTGGGTATTTGTGTCATTATTGAGGTATTGTTACGTGAATTTAATAATAAGAAAAAGGAGAAGATTTGGTTTCTGAATCCCGAAAAAGCGTTATATAATAAGATTTCGAAATATCGCGCAACGAAGTAATACAAAATTGATAAACGATTTAAAATCTAGGTGGATATATATCTGTAATATGTCAAAAGTAGTCATTCGTCGCCCAAAAAACAAGGATGGAAATGCAGGTGAACGCAAAGTATACGGCGTTTACATGAAATCCATGTTGGATAAAAAGGTGTCTCTTCACATCACTGAAATAGGGAAAAGTGTGAAACAGAATTTAGAAATAAAAATATCCAATGATATTTCCGGAAAATGTATCGATGAGGGTTATATAAAACCTCAATCAGTTAAGGTAATCAATTATTCGAGTGGGAATGTGAATGGTGAATATGTTGAATACCAAGTAACATTTGAATGTATGGTATGTCTTCCTGTGGAAGGAATGATGGTCGAATGTACGTGTAAAAGTGTTACCAAAGCAGGTATCCATGCTGAAGTCATCGACCCCCAAGGTTACACTCCTCTCACAATATTCGTTGCAAGAGATCATCATCATTTAAATGAACGACTCGGTTCAGTGAAAGAGGGTGAAACCATTACGGTAAGAGTGATCGGTATCCGTTTTGAGTTGAATGACAAATATATTTGTGCCATTGCGAAATTGATGGATATGTAAACACATATTTGCCGATATATATATTACATTATACCAAGTATAATGTAAAACCAATAAAAATGTATCTTTTTATTACAGACTCAATATACAATAGCTCTTACCGAGATTCGAACTCGGGTTTTGGGATTCAAAGTCCCAAGTGATAACCACTACACTATAAGAGCAATATACAAATGTTTAGCCACTACGTAAGAACATTTGCACTTTTTTTGTCAAATTCACCATTGCTTGCTTGTCGTTCCCTATCAACGTTGTTGATATATCGTCTATTTCCCGTTTTGTCAACCCATTCGTCAGCGTATCAGTTTGCATCATTCGAACAATAATAGTTGCCGTCCAATGTACCACATCGTCGACGACAATCCAATTTGGACCCCCACCGGCAGCGCTTAATAAATACCCCATACCTTTATCAGCACACCGGAACATATACTCCTTGGCATCCGGACACAATGTATCCATTGTGTTTAACGCATTCATATCCATAGTTAGATTTTCCATTTGATATACATTATCTATAATATTACATTCAATTTTGCACGAAGAGGGGTTCGAACCCTCGCAGCTGACGCTACCAGGTCTTAAGTCTGGCTCCTTAGACCACTCGGACATCCGTGCAGGTGAATAGTTTCAAGACATATTCAGGTCAAGTGTTCAAGTGCGGTCTCGATCCGCAGACCTTCGGCTCATAAGACCGATGCTCTAACCAACTGAGCTACAAGAACATAACAGTTTGATGACATGCCTAGGTCGGTTTGTCATAAGCCCCCCTCCTCGCCTATAACTGTGAAACACTCAATTCCGGTATTTAACTCAAAACTTGTCACACGATCAGAGGTTTATTTTTGTTAAACAATCGACACCGCTACTGTTTTTCAAGCTGCTGTTTCTCCATTTCCCGATTTGGCGATCTTTCCGAGGCGTCCACCTTTCCCTTCCACCCGATGTGGGGATTGAACCCACGACCACCAGCTTAAAAGGCTGGCGCTCTACCTACTGAGCTAACCGGGCGTACTTATTCCCTCCCCCATACTATATTAAGAAAAAGGTTTATATGGTTTACGTAAATAAATAATAAAAGTTCCCCCTCAATTATATATCGTATAGTTTCATCTTGGAAAACAATATAAAATCGTACAGAAGATATAATATATATGGACGTTACTAATCTAGACAAAATAAAGCAACAGGTTGAAAAATTATCTACAATGCAACAACTCGATATTTTAAAGATTTTACATGGTAATAGTGAAGTGAAACTAAATGAAAATAAAAGTGGTGTATACGTAAATTTATCCTTTTTGCCGAATTCCGCGATTAATGAAATACGTGACTATTTGAGCTATATTGTCGATCAAGAAAAATCTCTAAATATTATGGAAAGTCAAAAGGAGGACGTGAAACATGCGTATTTTGAAGGTTCTTCGAATTAAATATTTATTATCTTGCGAAGGTGGAAAAAATGCCGTTTAAAGTAAGTGAGATATTTGAGTTTTGGAACTTATTAAAAAGTTCCAAAATTTTCTAACCACGGAGTTCCCAACAGTAAAAACATGTGAAAAATGGGTTGATAGCAAAATGCTTTGGTTTTCTAAATTGACAATGTCGATTGACTGCACTCGTTTTTTGGAATCAGTAAATTATTTCTGCGGGAAAGGGTTTAGGGGTTTTTTCTATTTCCAATATATAGGAAAAATATGGAAATAACAAATACCCAAAAAACCCCCAAAATATTTTGTTGTGACGTTTGCAACTTTAATTGCAGCAATAAAAAGGACTATTCACGACATTTAACCACTGCAAAACATAAATGGAAACTAGATGGAAATTTAGGAAATAAAAAAACTGATATTTACAAATGTAATATCTGTAATAAAAATTTTAAAACCAATTCGGGATTATGGAAACACAAACAGAAATGTAATACAAATCTTATCAATTCGGTTGTTTCCACCGAAATTGAATCACTAAAGATAGACAAGCGTGATGAACTCATTGAACAATTGATGACTTCAAACACAGAAATGGTTTCTTCAAATACAGAATTAGTGAATTCGAGTAACGAAATGAAAACGATGTTCCAGTTATTGTTGGAAAAATATCATGAGAGTCAGATGCAAAATCAAAAGAGTCAATTACAAAACCAAGAATTAATGAGTAAGATGATTGAAGTGATGCCACAAATGGGTAACACCACAACAAATAATAATACTACCAATAACAATACGTTAAATTTTTATTTGACAAACACCTGCAAGGATGCAGAGTCCATTCATGATTTCACAGAAAGGTTTGTAAAACGCAGCGTGGATTTCTTTAAAGGAAATTATATTGACGTGGCTCACAATCAGATTGACCTGGCATCCAACGTATATGACATTTTTAAGAATTGTTTGGATGAGAATCCCCAAACAAGGAATTTCGTACAAACAACGGACGCGAAAAATGGTGTTCTTTACATTAAAGAGAAACAAAAGGATGAAAACAAACAGTTGTGTGGGGAAGCGGAATTCATCAAACATATTGACGGTTTTGAGAAGGCGGGAACCAATATTAGCCATGCAATCAACTGTGCTTTCATTCCAGTTCAAGGTGACTATAAAGAAATCATGGAAAGAGAGTGCGGAAAGGAACCCAAAGAGGATGATTATGAAGATGAAGATCACTACGAAAGAGACATGGATATTTACAAGGAAAAAACGGGGGACTTGAAACGGCATTTGCTAATACAATCCTTCAATGCGGTATGTATGTTCGATGCGAAGAAACGTCGAAATGAGGTCTTGGATAAAACCCGACGTTTGAAAGAATAGACCAACCGCCGAACCCTTATAACAAAGAAAAAAGGATGAGGTTGTCCTATTTTCTTTCCGACCTGTGATAATAATAATAACATTATATTATACCAAATGTTTGGATATTTTTTACGACTTTATCTTCTCGCATTGCCATGTCTGTTGTTGCTGGTTGTTTACAATTACATCGAGTAAAAAAATGAAGTACGCGAGTATACCAATTATCTATCATCATCCTATATACTGGACGAATAAAATAAAAATAGCAAACAAAACACTCACCCAAATATTCATTTAGAGGAACAATTTAAAGCTAAATGAATATAATATATTAACAATGACAGCATCACATAGTTATTTAAATCAAATTTTTTATATTCCTAAGAAATTTGATGATTTGGATTGTATTCAAAAGTTCATGTTATCGCATGAAACATTTAATAATTATCAATCAAAATCCGCATCTATTCAAGTTGCTGAAAAAGAAACATCTGATTTGTATCGACCCAAACAAAGGGATACCTTATTTTGGGGGCTATTTGTCGCACATCACGGTATAAATGAATACAATATGATCCAGAATAAACATAAAAATCGTGAAATGGAGGAAAAACACACCATTTTATCATTCATACAGAAAAATAACAATATGATTAAAGAAACCGCAAAACAATCCGCACACAAACTAAGTCAAGTCCGTTTAAAGGAAATACAATCCGAATTATTGTTGGATAAAAACACGAGTAATTACGTATTTTTTGTGATGTGTGTATATTACAAAGTCAATGCGATAATACAGATAGATAATATGTATATGCATTTTCAGACAGGTTCCACTGAAACCCTTTTATTTACGAAAATTAATAATACATATGAAGTTGATTTAATTGCCATTTCTCAAGATAAATTGGACCATATAGTTACAACCTGTCTATTGGTTCCATTCGGTCAAGAAAAGCCATTGAAGGGAATGACCGGTTATAAAGTGAACGAATTGGAGAAAATGGCAGACAAATTGCAAATTTCCTACGAAAATACAAAAAAACAGGAACTATACAATGCTATTCTCGTGAAACTAGTAGACTTACAAAATTGATATACATGCAAAATAATATATGAATATACGTTATATTATACATATATTATGAGTGAAAATAAGGTATCTATGAAGGAATCTGATAGTCCCAACACTTCTCCATTACTTCCTCCACCTCGTTCTGGTGAAAAAGATGCGCGACCTCTAAATTCAAAAAAAGATTTCGAAACCATGGTAGATTTCTATTTAGCCAATAACCCTTTTTTGAAAACACGAGGACGTGAAAGTGAATTGGAGATTCGTTTTGGAACAAATACAAAGGTCGCAAAACCATTGAGTAAAATAGAATATGATAATGTGGTTCGTCAATTCTATAATGCGGGATTTGTCACAGAAGATTCGGAAGGAGCTCATATGTTACGCATTCAAAATGAATATACTGATCGCAGGAAAGGAGAAATAAAGATATCGAATATTCGCGCAGAAATCGTCGGTATGGATTTGATACAGGAATACTGTCGAACCAACAATCTTCAAAAAATACTGGATATGCCTTCGACAACGTCCGCAGTAGGCGATAAAATCAAATTCACGCAAAAACAATTTCCGATTATTGGTGGAAGAGACGATGGAAAACCGCTTCGTCCTGTCGATTTCCCTGACTTTAATTTCCGTGTTTCCTATCAGTACGAACGCGATTACACAACGCGCTCGGATGTTGCTCGCCAAATATTATCTTCATGGAACGATTCAAAAAAAGTGTTTCGCTATATCAATCGCGTCCGACTTTCCCACCCCGATTATCCAGTATTTCTCGATGTAAGTATTGTGAAAGGATCTGCTAAAACCGATCGATATATACCTATACCACAATATAGCATTCAAGACGCGAAAGTGTTTCAGACACAAGCGCATTATGAAGTGGAATTGGAAATCGATAATACCCGTGTCGGTCCAGGAACACCTTATACAAATACAGCATCGCTATTACATGCGATTCGTAAAACAATACGTATCGTTTTGAGTGGAATTCAGGGTTCCAATTATCCAATTTCGTTTAGTGAACGCGATCAAACATTGCAGCGATATATGCTGCTATTACACGGAGAAGAATATGCCAAAGATTTGATGAATAAAGAAGGCAAATTCAATCGTCGTATTTTACCTCGCGATTTTGCCGGACCTTCTTCTAATACTCTTCAATTGGAACATATCCAACCTTTACCCGAAAATGGAGAATCGGAAACGAATGTCCCAAATATTCGAAAAGGGTATACCGTTACAGACAAGGCAGATGGAGAACGTCGATTACTTTATATCGGAATGACGGGACGTATATATATGATTGATACGAATATGCAGGTCATATTTACAGGTTCATTTACACGTGATAAGGAACTATACAATAGTTTAATCGATGGTGAATATATCCCCTTTGGAAAGGACGGTAGCCTGATTCATCTGTATGCCGCATTTGACGTCTATTACATTCGCGGAAAGAGTGTACGTGAAAATGCATTCCTCCCTTTAACACAAGAAGATGAGGCATCCAAATATCGGTATCCACTATTGTCTGAATATATTCGTAAACTAAAACCGGTGAATATCATGAACGATCACGGTGGTAATAGTGAAACTGCGAAGAAGGGGGACGAATCTAGAACACATGCATGTATGTTTCGTGTCAAGACAAAGGACTTTTATAGTTCTCAAAACGAGTCCATCTTTCAAGGTGCCAATACCATTCTACAAAAAGAAAAGGACCAATTATTTGAATATGTGATTGATGGGTTAATTTTCACACCTTTTCATACTGGAGTCGGTGGCGATCGTCCTAATGTGACTGGACCCATTTATAAACACACATGGGATATGTCTTTTAAGTGGAAACCTCCAAAGTTCAATACGATTGATTTCCTCGTGTCTTTGAAAAAGGATAAAACCGGCAAGGACGAAATCCATAATGTATTTCAAGAAGGAACCGACTTGACAACCTCTCAAAACATTCTGCAATATAAAACGCTTGTATTACGATGTGGATTTGACGAGAGAAAACATGGATATATTAACCCTATGTTGGATATGATTAATGACACCTTGCCAACCGTCGGAAATCGCGACAATGAAGAAACCTATAAACCAGTTGCGTTTCAACCAACAAATCCATACGCGCCGGATGCGGCATTGTGTAATGTGTCACTTACGAATAACGGCGATGGTGCCATGGTTCTCATGACCGAAGAAAACGAATATTTCGAGGAAGATATGATTGTCGAGTTTTATTACGACCAGTCTAAAACGGGTCAGTGGAGATGGGTTCCGTTGCGCGTGCGTTACGATAAAACGAATGAGTTGCGCGCAGGTGGAAGAAATTATGGAAATGCGTATCATGTGGCAAATTCAAATTGGCATTCTATCCATAATCCAATCACTCCCGAGATGATTGGTTCGGGAGTAGATATTCCCGAGACGACAGTAGGCGAAGATGTTTATTATAATCGTTCAGGAACTCGTACAAACACGCGCCCTTTGCGCGATTTTCACAATTCCTATGTGAAACGCAAATTGATTTTGGGCGTGAGTAATCGTGACGACACAATGATCGATTATGCTGTGGGTAAAGCAGGTGATTTACCGAAATGGTTAGCAGCGAAGTTGAAATTCGTATTCGGTATAGACGTTTCGAGGGATAATATTGAGAATCACATTGATGGGGCGTGTGCGAGGTATTTAAATTATCGTAAAAAACATCGATATATGCCTGGTGCGTTATTCGTCACCGGAAACAGTGGACTCGTAGTGGATAAAAAACCACAAACAATTCGTTCTGGAAAAGCATTCGCCAGTGAGAAAGACCGACAAATTGCGATGGCCGTATTCGGTCAAGGTTCAAAAGACCGTGATGAATTGGGCGAGGGAGTATACAAGAGATATGGTATTGGCGAAGAGGGTTTCCAAATAAGTTCTTGTCAATTTGCCATGCATTACTTCTTTGGAGACGAAACTTCGTTGTATACTTTCCTGCAAAATGTTGCTGAATGTACGAAAGTGAATGGATACTTTATTGGCACTTGCTATGACGGACAAGCGGTTTTCGATTTGTTGAAAAAGAAAAAGCGCGACGAGAGTTTCTCCATTTATCGTGAAGACCAGAAGATGTATGAAATTACGAAAAAATACGATCATACAGGTTTCCCAGAAGACGAAAACTCATTGGGTTATACAGTAGACGTTTATCAAGAAAGTATTAACAATACATTTTCAGAATATTTGGTAAATTTCCCCTTTCTCATCCGAGTGATGGAAAATTACGGGTTTACATTGATAACACCGGAAGAATCGAAATCAATGGGTCTTCCCAATGGGTCTGGTCTTTTCAGTGAACTGTACGAAACAATGTTGTCGGAGGTTGACCGTAATCCTCGTAAAAACACGGAATATGGAGAAGCGGCCAAACTAACACAGGAGGAAAAGCAAATATCCTTCTTGAATCGATATTTTGTATTCCGTAAAACGCATAGTGTTGATGCGTCCAAGGTAAGTAAATTATTGAAACAACAAATGCAAGAGGAAGATGATGAAGCAGCGGACGAGATTATTGAACGTATTGAAAAACAGGATGCTAAACTGGATACACCAGAGAAAAAACCCAAAGTACATATTATTCGCAAACGAAAAGTAAAAGGGTCTGAAAAAATCACAATTGAATAATAAAAATGAACTTTGACAAAATGTAAATTATGAAAATGAACTGTTTTTATACCAACGAAGATTTAAAACGCCTCTTTTAGAGGCGTTTTAAATCTTTATCGGTATTGGTTCTTAAAGAATGAAACGCCGGAACGGCGTTTTAATTCTTCAAGGGTCTAATATATTTATTCTATTTCGTAAATAAATATATTAAACATTGCGATTGCAATATATATAGTCTCATGTTACATTTCCAATTACCGCGAAGCAATCCAAAATTATATAATAATATTTCTATAGATATGAAAGAACAAGAAGAAGAAGTGATACATAATAAGTATGCATCCTCATCGCTTTCTTTTTATTTGAACGACATCAAAAAACGAATCGACCATCAAGAACATAAGTGGGATATCTATAAACGATATACAAACCCATATGAATATATTCACACGAATATACCCGACAAAAAAAGATGTGTTTCAAAATATAAGCCTTTATCACGATCCTATTTTAAAATGATTGAAATTACACAATATTTTCGTTTGCTAGATAGATATTATAGCAAAGAAGTTGGGCCGATAAAGAGTTTCCATTTGGCAGAAGGTCCGGGTGGATTTATTGAGGCATTGGTCCACTTGCGAAACAATAAGGAGGACGAATACATTGGAATGACAATGTTGAACGATCAAACGGATCCAAACATTCCGGGATGGAAAAAAAGCGCACAATTTCTAAAAGAAAATACCAATGTAAAAATTGAAAATGGAAAAGATGGTTCGGGGAATATTTTATCTATTGATAATTTTGATTATTGCTATAAAAAATATGGTGGAAGTATGAATATTATCACTGGTGATGGGGGGTTTGATTTTTCAGTGGATTTCAATAGCCAGGAACAAAACATATCTCAACTATTATTCGGGCAAATAGTATATGCGTTGGTAATGCAAAAATACAAAGGGTCTTTTGTGTTAAAGATATTTGATTGTTTTACGAATCACACAGTGGATCTTCTTGCTTTATTGTCATCGTGTTATGAAAAGGTTTATATTACCAAACCCCAAACGAGCCGTTATGCGAATTCAGAAAAATATATCGTATGTAAAAACTTCCTATATAGACACACTGAGCGATTATATCGACATTTACGTGTATCCTTTGATTGTATGTTACAAAATATTGAAAAGAAGATTGTTCGTTATTTATGTATACCATTAACCTCAGTTTTTTTATCAAAAATAGAAGAGTGCAATGCCATTTTCGGACAGCAACAAATTGAGAATATACACTTAACATTAAACATGATTTTGGATAAAAATGATAATCGCGATTATTTGGTTAGAACCAATTTGCAAAAGTGTATTGCATGGTGTGGAAAATATAACATAGCCTATCATTCATTTGGCTCTTAATTTGTAATATTTCATCATTTTCTCAAAATTGGATTCTTTATTCTCGTTACAACAATGAATACAGCCTATACCTTTTAGATGAAGCCCTGGTAATATTTTAAAATCACCATGTTTTTTACAAGTAACAATTACTCTGTCATGGCGCGATATATAATTTGTTTTCTTATATTTGTATTTTTTTCGATGAATTCGTTGAACGGCATTTCGAAATGCACGATTTTGTCTAGGAAATGTAATCGGAATTTTATTATTCGTATGATCTCTATACCCAAAAACGTATTTTATAAAATAAAAACATGTCATCATTATATTTACGAAATATAATGATTTGAATCGGAACAATATACGCGTTATTTGTCTAATAACTATCAAAATGATTATTTTTTAGGAACACATGAATTTGGTACACACTGCTTTTGAACTCCAATCTTATCCTTTACTGTGTATGCGTCTGAACTTTTACCATATGCTAATGCATTCCCAACTTGCGAACCATATGCTTTTGTGAAAATTCCACCGGTCGTAGTAATTGAATTATAGTTCAATCGTAATGTTCTGGCACTCGAAGATACACCACCTTGTTGTGCGAATTTATAATTGTTTGGCTTGTTCTCTGATTCAATGTAATTTTTATTTGAATCGGGACAATAATTCACACCTTCTTGGTTGACTGCATATTTATTTACCTCGCTTCCCGGTGCACCTGGCTTGACATTTGGATTACCACTGCGTAAATAATTAAATTGATTTTGGTCGAATGTTCTTCCGCGAGTAGATAAATATTGCTGCGATGTGGTGCAATACGGAGTAGGAATCTTTCCCGGTACAACTTTTTGACGAATCATACCCGCACTTCGCACACGACGTTTTGCGTTGGTTGCTGGATCTAAACACACGTCGTCATTCGTAAATGCGGAACACAATCCAGGCTTTTCTGTACTATTACTTGTTAAAGTAATATCTAGTGTATTTTGCACGGCATTACATTCACATGGATCCTTTTCGGGAACCACTAAATATCCGTTTGGTCTATTAAATACATCGATACTAGCAGAATTGCGTTCGTTTGTATTTTGAATGGATTTACTTACAATTTCGCGACGGTATAGCTTCACAGGAGGAGGTAAAAACAATAATGATTTTTGCATTGGGTAATTAGGCTCATTTTTTTGTATAGAAGATGTAATTTGATTAAAGGTTTTACCTTTCCATGCGACATACGGAACAGTATCGTAATTTTTTGCCTGTGGTTCAAACATGTTATATATAATCTTTTATATATTAATCTGACGTTTAACGAATTATACCAACGAAAATCTAAAATTGTCGGTATAATTCTTCATCCAAGTAAAATAGTATAAACATTTGATCTGATTTATAGTTAATGAATATTGTAATAAAAATGAAAGAACTTTTATGCAAAGAAACGCAATATAATTTACAAAATAATATACATTTTTTAGATTCAAAAACAAATAATATTATGGTCGGAGAATTTACCAAACTTATTTTTACAAATGAAAATATGACATTGAACGGATTATATCTCATATCTGATTTATGTTTTTCTCATGAAAAAAGGGATAATGAATCTCGTGGAAAACAACTTATTCCATTCCAGTGTAATCATCTGCAGAATATTTCCGTTATTCATGATTTTATTCAAATTGAACGCAAATTATTGGACCTTTATATGGAATATAAACAATGCGGGAAACGTCCGAAGTTTGTATTGCAGCAACAACTTATGAATGAGTCAATACAATTATATTACGAACCCTCCTTTTATCGTAGTAATACGACCGTTTTAAAGATATCGGGGATTTGGGAAACCGATACATCATACGGAATCACTTATAAATTCATACAAATGTAATTATCAATGGTCTACAAAACTAAATTATGCCTACGTCGATTCGGTTTAAATGGTGTTTTTCCATTTATCAGATGATGAACTGTCCGCTCATTCATATTTTCATTTACTCCGGTCTGAAATTGCGTGACATCCACTAGATTATTGTGCTTGATTGTGTATTTTAAATGGGATATTGAATTCAATCCTTCAATTGTGTTTGTTGCATATCGATCAAATTCCGCCCGATTTACATCTCGTTTTATTCCATCACTCATATGCATCATATTTACATCGTGCATATTATAAAAGACCGAACGGTCAATGACAATACCCGCGTTTTTTACACGCATATTGAGTAAATTATCTTCATATCCCCACGCCCAGAAATTCGGGAATCCGTTTACACGTTCAAAATCTCCGGCGTTTATCGACAAAATACCTCCTAGAGTAAATCGTACTCCATAAAAGTGTTTTACAACGCCGGTAACTGTATCATATGGCAGAAAGTTTTTCACATAAGGCAATGTGTCAAGGTCATTGAATACGAGAGTAATATTTCGATATGTTTTTGGGTATAGGTCACGTACAATATTAAAACCTATATTCTTTAAAGCACCTCGGTTGAAGGAACGTGAGTCGCATTGATGGACGATTAGAATTCGATATTGTTCTTTTGGCACATCTTCCATAATGTATTTCATATGCCGGTTGAAAAAATCCAATTGCAATTTTCTATCACGATACGGAACAATAAAGACAATCTTAGGCGTAACCGATGAACTATTGTCGCTCATTTTATTATTTTCCGATTAAAAATAATAAACCTTTACGCAAAACGGTTAAATCGAATTCGCCTATTTCACATATTTATCTAAAATACATTTGGGAACCAATTTATCAGTTAACAATTGGATCTTCTTAAAACATTTGTTTATCGTTACTTCACTCACATTAGCCACATTTCGAACATCACCTTTCGTGAAATTTTGATTACATATTTGTCCCACAAAATAAATGATTCCCGCTGAAATGGATTGGGGGGTATTGTCGTTGATGTAATTTTCCTTTTCGATCTTCATTGCCACAAATTTCGCCAATTTAATCAGTTCCACATTCATCGATAATTGCGAACAATATCTCTCGATAAACGCACTGGGATTACTCGTACACAATTTATCACTTTGCGAAGTAGTACCGTCATTATTACGATCGATGTTGCATAATATATTTACCGCGACAGAACATCCATTTGTAGCACTCGTTTTATCTAGTTTGAATATATCGGCAATTTCGTGCGATGTTCGCGGACAATTGTTTAGACGACATGACAAATAGATGGATGCCGCTTTTATACCATCACGATTGATACCGCGAAACATCTTTTGTTGTGAAATGTCTTTGTGGATTGCCATCGCATGATCGATGAATATTTTTGGAATACCAGCATTTTTAGCCATGATGGTGATGAATTGAAACTCATCGTATAATGATTTTTCATTGTGCGGCATAGCTTGCCATTCCGTCCACTTTCGCAATCGTTTCATCTCAAATGACGCATTTTGGGGACATAATATTTTACACCCATACGACGATTGCTCCAATAAAGGGTTTATTGGATTTCCACATCGGGTTGGGTCATTTGCATTTTTGTCTTCTGAACCATAAAACCTCCATTCGGGTGAATAATCAAGCGTATCTGTATACATTCGCCCACAACCTTTATTCGTACACGTCGGAAATCCATCGTCCATTATTAAAAGAGGACTTTCACAGAAATTACATCGAGAAAAGGAACTCGTTTCTTCATTTATTTTTGCACTGTCCGCCTCGGCATCATAAACACAATGAATATTGTCTTTTGAGTCTGCCGTTTTGGAAATATTCTCATCGAATATAGCCCACAAGGAATCTTTGGCCTTTCTCGTAATAATTGTCTTCTTCTTCTTTGTTTTTGCGGACTTTTCATATTTATAGATTGACATTCTTTAATCGGGTTTACAATGTATATATGTTTTCAATTTTATATCCTTTTCAAATATTACTTTAGCGGGATATATATGGTTAAATTGGTTTTTGCTTTTTCTCAGGATAGTATAACTTTAATTATATGGCATCAGTAATCGCTGAAGAAGGAGCTGAATTAGCTGGACCTGCAATCGAACATGCCGCTGCAGGTGCGACGAAAGATGCAACTGAAGACGCAGCAAAATCAGCAGAAAAATCAGCAGTAAAATCAACAGAAAAATCAGCAGAAAAATCAACAGAAAAATCAGCAGAAAAATCAACAGAAAAATCAGCAGAAAAATCAGCAGAAAAATCACCACATAATAGAGAAGATCATTCAAATCATTCAAATCAAGAAGGTCATACAGGAATGGGTGATAATCAGGGTAATGCAGGAATGGGTGATAATCAGGGTGATAGTTCTGGTTCCTTGCAAAGCTTTTCGGCATTAACGCCGTCCGAACAACAAGAAATAGTCGATCAAGTTTCGAAACATTTGGTTGATAAAATTTGTTATACATTGGTAGCTACTGGCTCAGATTTACCTACTGAATTAATTTCTATCACAACCGATACCATTCGTAACGCTTTTTCGAAAACTGATTTAGATGCAAAAAGTCGACTAAGTGATACCATTTTGGGGGGAATTCAACAAGCAGTTCGATCTATTAAAGGAAGTTCATTGCTATTATATTCCATTTTACAAGACGGTCAAGGTATGCAAATGTATCGCGATTTAATCATTAAAATTTTCGAACATGCTAAAAATCAAACACCTACCGGTTCAGGATACGTCCAGAATTTTGTTCGAAATGTTGTGAAAATAATAGGCGAGCAACCAAAGGAGATATTTATGCCAACATCAGGTCAAAGGGGTGGCAGTGCCAGAAATCAAACCGTTCGAAAATATCGTAAAAAATGGTCGACCACCCAGAATAAGCGGTCTAACCAAAAAGGTGGTGCATTGGAGGACTGGAATCCAATGACAACACCACAAGAAAAAGCTGCCAGAAAAAAACAGAATGAGGAAAAACAAGCTGCCATAGAAAGACAACGAGACGAAGATGAAGATACCAAAGAAAGACTACGAATAGAAACGGAAAATAACGTTCAACAAAATAGAGATTTAATTGATACATCAGATAATACATTAAACGCACTTCAAGACGGAAATGGAGAGGTAGACAATTTAAAAGGAAACAGTGATCTTCACAAAAAGGTGTTTGGAAATGAAAAATATGCAAAATTATCTGATGCAGATTTATCTGCAAGCATAAAACATCCAAGTGGCGATGATGATGTACCTGCTTTAACAGCCCACCAAAATGATCGACAATTGTTGAAGGTCCAAGAAAATACAAAAAAGGTTCAGGCGCAGTCATATATAGATAAACATCGGACGGGTAATACATATTTGGCAAAAACGGGCAATACACTAGTACGCGCAAGAAATTTGTTTTCACGCTCAACGCCGTCGATTGAAGAGGCTGTAGGAAAAGAACAGGACGCTCAACAAAAAGCTCAATCACAAATCGATGCAAAACTAAGACGTCAAGGTTTATTAAATGATAAAGTAGCCGCAAGAAAATCTCATTCCGAAAATATCGCAAATATTAGACAATCATATAAAACGGGTGAAATTAGTCGTGAAGAAAGAGATCAACATTTAGGTGATGCAAAAGACGACCATGAAATAGATCGTATGAGCCGACTTGCGAAAATAGGTCATGCTAAAGCGGATGCAAATCCAAATCGATCTCGCGCAACTCGTAGGTTAGCCGAAAAACGTCAGGCAACCGCAAATCAATTAATTGCCGAACGTGATCTTAAAAATAGTCGACGTAAACTTGAAACGGCCAAACAAGGTGGTGATGCTGGTAAAATACATGAGGCAAAACAACAGGTTATCGCACATGAGAAAAACGTCCAACAAAAAACTGATGCGGCAAATAAACACAGATGGGTTAACAAACAATCTTCCACCCTGAAAAAAGGGCCTAGTCGACTTGGTAATTTTACCAAAAAGGCCAGGTCTTTAGGTAGACATATGTCATCTACGATGGGTCACAGTAACAGTCAAGGTCAAGGTCAAGGTCAAGGTCAAGGTCAAGGTCAAATGAGTGAAAAAGCGGAAGAAATTGTAAAGGATTTTAGTACAGATTTATTAAAGAGTGTTTCGACACGCTTGGGAAAGATGGAAAACATGTTATTACGTAAGATTTTAGACGCAGTATATTTCCATTTAGAGCATCATCCTAAACCCATATTGGAATCAGTTGTGAATGTCATGACAAATCCAACGGTAACAACTGGTTTAAATGGTGTATCAACCAAAATATTACTATGTTCGTGTCTCTATAATGATGCCGTCACATTCGGTTCTACCATCACAGACACCTATAACAAAACCAAAACAAAATCGATCGATGAAAATCGCGCCGATTATATCGTTTCTCGTGGATTCGTTGATAAATTTACCGAAAAGTATATTGAGGATATAACTAAAAAGGTGTTCCCTAAATAAATATATTTGCACTAATTACATGCAAATATATTCGTTTTTTATTTGTTTTTATTTTAACTAACATCTTCCGGTTTATGCGCTTTCACTTGCCTCCATTGGGGCCTCTGCTGGAGAGGCAGGGCGCTCGTTATTATCACGACGTCCACCTCCATTGCGATACTTATATGTGGGTCTCTGTGGCTGAGCGTCTTGTGCCACCTGACGAGTCTCACACAAAATAGGTCCATTGCGAACTCCTGTAATATCTGATGCATGGAACTCATGCTTCTCGTTCTCCGAACGAGTCAATATAAAATCAACATACTCACCCTGGACCAAATATTTGTATTGGGAGTTTGTAACACGAATCGATGAATAATGTGCGAAAATATCCTTGCCAGACGATTCTTGTTCCTCGCTAACAGTAATAAACCCAAACCCCGCCTTGTTGTTAAACCATTTTACCATGCCTGTAAGTCTTTGTGTGTCAGCCATCGTACTACTCTGTATACACTATAATATGCAACGTGTTTATACTGTTTTGCAATTATTAATATTATTCATTACATATATCGTCATCTTCTCCATGTTTACTCGCTTTGACTGACTTGACAATCTCTTCGGGATAATTCATATCTTCTAATATGGAAACTGCGCCTTGAACTTTGGATATACCCTTCTTTAATGTGTATGTATAGACCATTTTTCCGTCCTTTTCCTTTACATTCATCTTATAATTGGATATCTGTTTGGACTTCTTCAGTTTGCTACAAACGGAAGTATAATGGGTGGTAAGGATGAAATCCACATGTGAAAACTTGGCCGTATATTTGAGAAAGGCGTATGCTGCTTTAGATGCTTCGACCGGATTCGTTCCTGAATACAATTCGTCGAAAATACAATAATGACGATACCCCTTTTCGACCGGATATTGCTGAATACTATCAATAATCTCTTTACACCTACGCGATTCAGCCTGGAATAAACTATCGCGCTCCGATGTGTCGGGAATATTCAAGTAAGAATGGATATGTGTATATGGTCGTATTGAACCCCGTTCGAAAAAACCAACGCCGAATTGTTGACACATGACAACATTGATAGTATTCGTTTTGAGGAGAGTCGTTTTACCGGATGCATTCGGTCCCGTAATGATAATCTTTTTCGATAAATCGCATGTATTTTTGACACATTGTTCTTCCTGGAGATGGAATGGATAATATTGGTTTTTGAAACGAGTGGGTTTGTCTTGGGAAAATGTGACGGGATGCAAGATATTGCTTTGAAGGTGCCGTTTTAGTCCACGTAAATTATCTATGTATCCCTCGAAACCAAATGAATAACGCAAACTTTCTTCATATTGTGGATGTGCGTGCAATTCATAATAACATTTCATCAAATATCCAACGCTGCCTAATTTATAAATAAATTGCTCGACGGGTTGGACGGGGTCGAGCATTTGAGCGAAATCGCGCAATACGGTCGAATGAAAATGGGTTGCGGTACAAAATTGTGCGTGTTGTGTTTTCCCGCCATGTGCGTTTGTATATTGGTCCATGAGTCGAACACTTGATCCAATGTATTCTTTCAACGCACATACGTAATGATTTACTTTGTGGATATTGTTGTAAAAACGGATACAGGATATTACATTATGATACATTTGATAGAAATAAAGACCTCCCATCATTACCACATACATGAGGTTTTGAGCCGACATGTTGGTAAAACATCCGAGGAATTTGCCAATGAAATGGTTCTTGGTAATCTCTTGTAAAACGGTTATGTAATCCGAAAATGTAATGGGTACGCCACGAATGCGTAAAACAATGAACGGAATAATCAAGAAAATAAATGGTAACAGTAGACTAATGGCAGGAGATATCATATTGGAGACGGCCATCACCTGAAGAAACGCGGATGATCGATTGAACGATTTTAACATGGTCCAATCAATATATCCATATTTTTCCAAGAAGTATTCCTTGTTATCCTTTGTGTCCTTCCACATTTCCATCAATAAGGCATGTTGTAACGGATAATCCTCTAAAGGGGTTTCTTCAATTACCTGTTGCGTTTCTTCTAAAAATGCGGTATTTGTTGTATATTGTTTCGACCATTCTTGGAATACGTCTTTTGCAAAAGGACTTGATGGTTGAAACATGATATCGTAAACCGATTTTTCTTCATTGGGTTGATATAATTCCAAATCGTTGCTGACAATGGGAGAAAGCAGATGACACTCGGAATCGTCTAAATATTGGATAGGTAATTTGAATGGTTGATATAATGGTTCGGATTCTGTCTTCTCTTCAGTCGCGCCGTGTTTTGGTATTCCGGTCGATTCGGATATCATTTCTTCCACATCGGCAGTTGCTTTTTCTATATGTTGGTTGACCCAATCAAACATGTACATTAATTTGTGAAAAAAGGTTTTCACAGATTACGCGCAATACTATTCTCGCATTACTATTTTGTCAAAATTCGTCGTAAATTATTTGCCAAAGTCAGATGGTAATTCTTGAATATTGGATTTATAGTGATTTTCTATAAACTTCATGTTGCTTACATCTTGACGTGTAATAAAATTAATTGCCATCCCTTTTCTTCCCCAGCGTCCGCTTCTACCAATTCTATGAAGATAGGTGTTAACCGAGCGCGGAAGGTCGAAATTAATGACCGTGGATACTTGCTGAATATCAATGCCTCGTGATGTGACATTGGACGAAATTAATACGCGAAAAGAACCAGACCTGAATTCACGAATCGCATCTCCACGCTCAGCACTACTCATGGAACTGTGAAGACATATCACTGAATATCCGTCTTTAATCATTCCATCATACAAATCAATAACTCGCTGGACGCTATTTACGTAAATAATTGTCTGATTGACTGTGAGACAATCGAAAAGAGACTTTAATGCATGAAACTTTGCGTCGTCATTCTCCACTGCCAAATAAAATTGCTCGATTCCTTCGAGATTGAGTTTCTCTGCTTCCAAAGTAATTTTTACGGGATTTTTCATGAATTTATCTGTCATCTCCAACATATACGGTGGCATAGTAGCACTGAAAATTGCTGTTTGTGCGGTGGAAGGAAGACTTTGGAAAATATCATACACTTGGTCTTTAAATCCCCCTGAAAGCATCTCGTCTGCTTCGTCTAACACCATCAATTTAATTGATTTTGTATTCAATTGATTTCGACGAAGCATGTCGTTCACACGGCCCGTAGAACCCACGATGATGTGGGGTGTGTTTTCACGTAAGTCACGAATGTCATCATTGACAGGTGTACCACCGACAAGAGTTTTAATACGTATTCCTTCCATAGCCGAACTAATACTACTTATCACACCTGTGATTTGTTTGACTAATTCGTGGGTTGGTGCCAATATAATTATTTGTATTGACTTATCTTCTAAATCAATGCGTTCCAATGAACCAACTGTAAAAGCACATGTCTTGCCAGTTCCAGAAGGCGCTTGAGCGATAATATCGTGTTTTTGCATCATTGGCTTAATTGCCGTTTTTTGAATTTGACTCGGATTCTCAAAACCAGTTGCGTAAATACCGCGTAAAATATCATCTTTTAAATCGAGTTCATCCCATTTTTCATAGGTAACCACCTCATATCCATTATTGTCGTGTTCGGTCGTTTCCATTGATAGATTGGAAACCGAATTTATGTTTAACTTCTTTGTGGTAAATAATATAAATAGTTTCCTATTGATAATATAGAAAGTCCAAGATGGAATTATTACATTATGATCTTGATTTTTTTAACGCGCGTTCGTTTGCTTTAACTAGTACGTTATGTGAAAGTGTGAAATCCATATTAGATGATTTAGACAGCAAAATTGTCATTCCTGATGAGGAAAGTGATAGTCGACAATTATTTCGAGTCAATAGTGATCGCAAACTTCGTCGCGTAAACTCGTCGGGTAGTAACAGAGGAGGTTCTAAACCGTATCATCGTAATTCTTCTTCCCAATATCAAACCACAGATAACGGAAATTGGGAAGGGAGTCGTGACTTTAAAGCCACCAAAATGGAGAAGAAAGAAGGCGTCGACAAATCGATTAGTGATATGCGCGGTCATTTAAATCGCCTTTCTGTAAAAAATTACGAATCACATCGAAATAGTATTGTGGAGGAATTGAATTCATTTATCATCGAGAATACCGACGAAAATGACGTCCAAAAATTATTGAAAAGTATGTTTACTATTATGTCTTCAAATATAGGTTTGTCATTGATTTATGCGGATTTGTTTGTTGAATTGGTCGGTGTAAACGAATATTTTGGTAACCTTGTCGATGAGTTTGTCGAAACCTATCGCACGAGTGTACGTGAAATTCATTATATTGATCCCGAAGTGGATTATGATGGATTTTGCGATTATAATAAATTGAACGATATGCGGAAATGTTACGCTGCGTTTGTTATCAATTTGATGAAACGTGACATGATTTCATCTGATACGGTTTTGGCGATTCTTCAAGAATTTCAAGAATCCGTGAAACAATATATCGATGAAGAGGGTCGCGAAAATGACGTGGAAGAAATAACTGAAAATATTGTCATTTTATACAATGGATCGAAATCTTTGATGGAAGATAGTTCTATTTGGAAAGAGGTTATTCAACCCAATATACAATACTTTATGGGATTGAAAGTAAAAGAACATATTAGTTTTACGAGTCGTGCCAAATTTAAGTATATGGACTGCAAATAAAGGGAACCTTGGTTCCTTTTAAAACCCTCCTTTAGGTAAAGTTATTATGATTACATATTCTTTATAGGAATATGTAATGGTTTGGAAAGAATCATTGTCGTTACTGTCATAAATTATCCGTTATTTGATTCACTTTTATTACAAGTAGCTCACTCGAATGCGGCTATGGCGGATTTGAAGAGCTTTATAATTTAACTAAGGTTACTATAGGAACTGCTTCCAGTGGGGGTATAATATAATATTCTATACATCGTTCATTGCAAAATGGTTCATATTATAACTCACATAAATACTTGTCTCCGTAAAAATATTTTCCACATAGGTTCATTATGGTCTGATTGTCTTGTAAAATAATAATTTCATTGTTAATATTGTATAATACATCGTGTAATTGACTATTATTATTAATAATCCACGCGATTTCATCAAAACCAAAATTAGCGGTTGATATTATCAAGTCATTATTCTTAACTTGGTATAATTTTAATATTTCAAAGTCATCAAAAAATCCAAAATATTCCTTGCTATTTTTTTCATAAGTATGAAGTATATTATTATTTGTATTTTCTTCAATAATAGCACCATAATGTTCCCAATGTTTACTATTCGCATAGCCCTTTGGTGTTAAAATTCGTTTGTTAATAATGGATTTTGTATCAATTTTACTATTATGTAATTTATGTTTAACATCGGTTAATGTGGTTGTTAATTCACCAATAAAATAAATACCGAAAAATAATTCCAACATCAATATGAACGTATTCGATATATTCGGATTTTTTTTGTATTGAAATGTGGATTTGAAAATTAAGGTTGTAATTAATTCCAAACTATTAGATGTTCTTAATTCTTTGGATAAAAATTTATTGGGTATAATCTTAAATATTAATATAATGATTAACGTAATTACAATAGCATAGATTACTGGTTTAAAAAATCCATCATATATTCCATTTACAATAATAGTAAAATCAGTTTCATCTGGTAAATAGGCTATAGCATATTTATTTAAATATAATGGCCTTGTAAATTGAGTATTTAATCTACTTTCAACTACCGAAAAATATCCTATACAAATATCATACGTATCATTTTCTACTAAATTGTAGGCTTCGGCCATAGACATACTATTATTTTTATCATTGACATAAGTTTCATTATAACCTTGAATTATTTTTTTTTCAACTAATTTGTGTTTGATAGCATCCCAGATTTCGTATAATAATCCCGAATATGTTGTAATTTCCTCACCTTTTTCATTCATCGTTTTATTTTCGATTACAAAAGGTGGAGCAATATAAACTAATACATTGAGTTCCATAATAATTTATATTCATATATTATTTCGTTTGTAGTTACAATTCACTAAAAATATATTTCTTTCGTATTATTCAACACTCCAAGGAAGCATTGATACAAACAGTCTCGCTGCTAAAATGTGTATGCAATTGCAGAATAATGAACCACTTACAAAAACAACTGGGTCTTCGAGAAAAAGAATCCAATTTACACCTCATTAGATATAAATAAATAATTGAAATTATGATTACATATTCTTTATAGGAATATGTAATGGTTTGGAAAGAATCATAAACAGTTATCGTGAAGGAAGGGTTACACCTTTGAATATTTATACAAGTGAAGATTTCAAATTGTACTGGAATAAATCTTCATCGGTGTAAAGGAAACATTGCCGTGTCGTCGTAAAATATAACATAATGTCACATAAAACGAGTCATTTCGCAATGATAGACCCCCCTTTTGATAAATTATTTAATCCTCAGTATTGTTAAGTGCACGTCATCCACCACCACGACGTTTCATTCGTCTCTTGGAATTACTCAAAAGTGTACCGAAGAAAACATACAGCACATAGAGCACAAAAGAAAGCACAATCAGGTAACTCGTCCAACTCTCAATTAAGAATAATTCTTCGTTCATTCTATATATACGTATATGGATATAATCTTCAAACGCACCTTTACGCCCTTGGATATTACGCGTGTATTTCGTAGGGAAAAATACCGAACTTATATATAGATGGTTTCCTCCCTCCTGAATAAAAAAGTATCATACAAAGAGGATTCAGATATCGATAGTGAAGATCGCGGTCATAAAGCAGAACCATACGATTTCATCTTATTTGACAAAGAATTGGAGGTTGTTTTTGGAAAGCCTAAATATACCAAGATTCAATATGGAGTCGTCTTTTTTCCAATATATTTAGTCGTAAATAAAACAATATCCGCTCAAATAGGTGTGGTGGAAGTTCCTAAAAACAAGGTTCTTTCTATGATTGATGAAGACAGTCAATTGATTGTGGATAAAATAGACAATCCATTACTATTTTCTTTTGTCACCGAAAAATACGTAGATCGATATGGTTCGAATATAGAGCCACTTGAACTCAGTAAATCGGACGAGGAAGAAGAGGACAATGACAAAGACCCGGTCGAGATAATCGATCTTACATCCGACGACGACAAAGACCCGGTCGAGATAATCGATCTTACATCCGACGATATCCAAGAGGTCGTGATCGACCTGGATTCTGATGAGGAAGATGCCGTTGTAAAAGTGAAGGTGCCGAAAAGGCATCAATCTAAAATCTTGGAAAAGACGTCGACTATTTTAGACAAGGGTGTGTTTAAAGTAGATTCCGACCATAAAAAACCCCTTCCACTCGTCGAGGAAAACGAAACGGATGCAAAACAGACACGAAAAGACTTCAAAAGTGGTGTTCGTAATGCATGGATCGAAAAATACATGAAAAACAATCACTATTCGATTCACAATGTTGAAAATAACGGGGATTGTTTCTTTGCCGTTGTCCGAGACGCCTTTAAACAGAATGGTTATCACACGACTGTCGAAAAACTCCGCGCCATTGTTTCCAAGGAAGCAACACATACTATTTTTGACGAACATAGACGACTTTTCTTGGATTTAGACGGTACTTTGCGGGAATATACTCATGAAATGAATGAAATCAAGAAAAACATAGAGGGGGATTTGAAAACTCGTGCACTGGACGCGAAAAAGACGCGAAAAACACTCGGTTCAAAGGAAACAAATGAATTGTTGGCACGAATCTTGGAAATAGTTGAAGAACAAAAGAAAAGATATGTGGAATTGAAGGAAGCGAAAAGGGAAATTCAGACCCTTATCGACGAAAATGTTTCCGACCTTTCCAAGATTGATACACTCGATAAATTTCGAGCGCATATTCTAACCAAAGAATACTGGGCGGATAGTTGGGCGATTTCTGTCTTGGAACGAGAACTGAATATGAAAATGATTATTTTATCTGAACGTGCCTATCTCGACGGAGACCTCGATGGTGTTGTCATGTGTGGAGAAATTGACGCCCAATTACAAAAGAAGGGACGATTTGAACCAAAATATTATATTATGACCTCGTTTAGTGGAGATCATTTCAAATTGGTTCTTTATAAACATAAAAGAATCTTGGAATATCATGAAATACCTTACCATATGAAAGGACTCATTGTGAATAAGTGTATGGAAAAGGGTTCAGGTGTGTTCTCTATTATCCCATCTTTCCAAGATTTACAAGAAAGAATGGGTATCGAAAAGGATGAAAAAGAGGACGAAGATGAAGAAGATCACGGTGAATTCGATAATACCACGACACTTGCGTTTCATTCCCTTTCTTCAAAGTCTGCTTTACCTGGTCACGGAGTCCAAGAACAAATTACAAAAGCAGCAAAACCACGCTACGTCAATTTATCCAAGCATAAAAATTGGCGACAAATGCTCGATGATTCTTGGACGGAACACGAATTTGAAGTGGATGGGAAAAAATATGCCTCTGTCGAACATTATTACCAAGGTGCCAAATTCAAAAAATTAAATCCAGATTTCGCGCTCCAATTTTCATTGGATAATAAGAGCCCCCTGTCTCGTGATATTGATCTGGCACGTTCCGCTGGCTCGATTACGGGTAAACCGTCGAAAAATGCGCGCAAGAAATTGAAACAAGACGTTTTGCTTCGACCTGTGGAAACGAAAATCGACCCCGATTTTTATCGCGAACGCGCACAACAAGAACGTCTTGTTGGACTCACTGCCAAATTTACTCAAAACGAACTCTTGAAAACTATTCTGAAAGATACGCTTGATGCGAAATTAGTGCAATTTAAACGCGGTTCTCCAGGGGAAGCCGACCATGTTTTAATGACCGTGAGAAGGCATTTAGAAAAATAAGTCTATCCATTATATATCATCATATACACAATGGATTCCGATATAAAGGATATTGTTGCCATTATTAAATCGAATATTCCAAGAACTCTCGTCCAAAATAAATGCGTCGCTCAAAATACACGTGTTATGAAAAAATGGATTGGTATATTGACAAAGATCCAGACAGAAAGAGACAGCGCTACCATTCATTACCAAAAAAATCGTCAATATCACATTACTGATCGCGAATTGGAATATATACCCAAGTCAATATACGACGCGTTAAGAACACACCCCCATTCGCGCTATTCCTTTCTCTTTAGTACCGGAACTAGACAAATTAACGTCCATTTTCATTGCAAAAAATCGTCTGAACGTCACGTTAAAAAATGCTTTGAAAAAGTATATTTATGGTTCCAATTTATTACCTTCTTCGCAAAAGCAGGTTGCTCTAATGAAATCACGCTCAATCTCTATTTTACACCTTATAAAAAGAAATTTGCCGAAAAACACGCGCCATTGGACCAAATTAACATGAATACCGCATTTACAACTTCATGTCGACCTAGTACATCCATTTATATTTATCGCGAAGAAGAATGGTTTAAAGTACTCATGCACGAGAGTTTTCATAATTTAGGATTGGATTTTTCTAGCATGGATGAACGATATAGCAATGCGAAAATGCAGTCATTATTTCCAATCACTTCACGAAACGGAATACGCGTTTACGAAAGTTATTGTGAAACGTGGGCGACCTTTTTGAATTGTCTAATTACGGCCTTTTTATCGACACAAAATAAAGACGATGTAACGCTCATACTCGAAAAAACGGTTCGCATGTTGGATATGGAATGCAAATTCGCCCTTTTGCAATGTACGCGCGTATTGAATCATTATGGATTGACCTATCGCGAGTTGTTGTCTTCAACTAAACGTACGAGATCTATCGGAATGAAATTCGTGGAACATAGTCATGCGCTTTCCTATTATATTATCAAATGCAATTTATTATGTCATTTTGACGATTTTTTTACATGGTGTCGCATTCACAACAAAAACGTTTTGAATTTCAATAAAACATATGGAAATGTCGACGAATACATTGCGTTCATCGAATATCTATCCAAACATCCCTCCTTCTTGGAAAAGACGGATTACGTTCAAGAGCATGCTTCGAACATATTGAATGCAGACACCCTGCGTATGACTCTTTACGGATAAAGAATGATATTTTTCCAAGATTTTATTTCGTCAATATATTTTATATGGACGTTGTTATCGAAATTTCTAAAAACTCTCGCTTGAAATATGAATATGATGAAGATACTCGTACGTTGAAGTTGGACCGCGTTTTACACAACACGAACCGATTTCCTTATAATTATGGCTTTATTCCCAATACTCTTGCCCCGGACAATGATGCGGTCGATGTCATTGTTTTATCGTCTCATGAACTCCACCCTGGATGTGTTGCCAATGTTCGTATTGTCGGAGGTATTGTTACAGAAGACGAAAATGGCCGCGATGACAAGATCATTTGTGTTTTAGGACCCAAAATCGACACCGAATTCTCACATATCCACGATATTACCGATGTTCCTGAGAGCACATTGACCGAAATTACATATTTCTTGACACATTACAAAGATGGTGAAGCTAACAAATTTGTCAAACTTGGCGAAAGATATGGACGCGAGGATGCCATTGCGTTTATTGACAAGTGTATGTATAAAATCTAAGGTTAGTGTATAATGCACGGTTTTGACAAAGCAGAAGGTTCTAGGGCGGAAGTCCACCACGGCACCGCGAAACACACTAGTGGAGGTTTAGAGAAAAAGGATTTGATGAAGAACAAATGGGGACGTATTGTTTCTCTCAAGAAGCACAAGACCGCCAAGAAGGAGAAGCGTCTGGAAAAGGCTGGATACTTTGCTAAGAAGGGATCTTTCGGTGTTGTAAAACGCGGTACAAAGAAGAGACGAAGAGGTAAGTCGAGTAGGAAGAGAGGGGGGAGTTGCTTAGGTGGTAGTGATGTAAATGGCGCTTGTATCTACACGTAACCCACAAAATTGATATTCATATGGAATCAATATCAATCGCAAAAAACGCATAAAAATACATGGGTATCGTGAATTTAAACCGGTTTCTTATCGACAATTGCAAAAAGACGTCGATACACAAACAGAAACTATCCTCTTTACGAAACAAAACCATCGTCATTGACACAAGCATCTATTTATACAAGTATGCTTCTCAAAACGCTTTGTTCGAGAACTTTTACATGATGATATCGCTCCTTCGCGAAAACAACATCACTCCTCTCTTCGTCTTTGACGGAAAGCCTCCGCCCGAAAAATACGATTTATTGGATGCAAGAAAACTCGAAAAAAAGACGGCCGAACAAGAATACAAGAAAATCCTTTCTGAAATGGAATCAGAAGATAAGAATCTAACGTCAGCTCAAAAAAAAGAACTTCAGCAAGAACTCGATACACTTAAAAACCAGTTTATTCGAATTCGACCTAGTGATATTCGCACGATCAAAAAACTGATGGATGCATATGGAGTCATGTATCGCGACGCCGAAGGCGAAGCCGATGAAATGTGTGCGGCTTTAGTATTATCGGGGAAAGCATGGGCGTGTATGAGCGACGACATGGATATGCTCGTCTATGGATGTCCGCGTGTATTACGGCATTTTAGCATCGCCGGTAAGAACGTATTGATTTATCATATGGAAAATATATTAACCGACTTGCGTATGGATATAGATACGTTTAGGAAGATTACCGTCTTGTCGGGGACGGATTATAACATACACCTTAAAACAAGTCTCGTCGAAACAATGAAATGGTATGAGGAATATATTCGTAAACCGGATCACCAAGTCGATGAATTTTACCAATGGTTACATAAAAACACCAAGTACATTCACGATTATGACAAACTGATCTCAGTGTACGAAATGTTCTCTTTAAAGGAAAACACACTGAATTTGTATAATGATTTACAAATTCAACTAAATGACTGCAACAAAGTGGAATTACATGCAGTCATGAAAGAAGATGGGTTTGTAATACCCTAGAATTGACGATAAAAATCATCGATTCTCAAAATACACTGCGCGATCGTTCATAATGCGCTTACGACCATAGACATAACATACGTCGTAAAAAAAATGTGCCCCTTGTTGTTGTATCATTTTTATTGAGTCGGGAATAACGGATAGTTTGTCTATGACGTACGATAATTCACGGGTCACAGGAAAACGCGTATTGTTTACTAGGAAATGATTTGTATAAATATATAACAATTGTTTTATGAATGGGTCTCGGGGAACGGATGCCAAAAACTTTCCACAATAACCCGTTTCCTTGTTTTCATACAACGATTTACATAACATTACATCCCCTTCTAAAAATGTATCCAATCCATATAACGGTTCTAAATCACAATCAATAACCACGCCTCCATATTCATACAAAAGTACCAATTTTAAGAAATCTGATCCAATTTTCAAGGACGATATGTTTCTGAATGTTTGATAATATACGTCTTGCATACTTCGTACTTTTTCTTTTGCTTTGTAAAAATCGTATATTTGTATATCATATTCGGGGTTCATATTTTTCCATTCTTCTGAAATATTGGATGTTTCACGAAGTTGATTATGTAGTATATATAGTATTTTTGGAATCATAATAATTTATCATATCGCGACAATAATAATATTACAAAAATAATACGTCTATTTTTTATCGCATTTTCCGTCCTTTGTAAAAAATAGATATCCATAGTTTTCCCATGTATCCAAAACGCTATTTATTTCAGCATAAACCGTATCATAGTTTTTGTGTAAATACGTGGTTGGTTCGTTTGTATAATCTTTCCATAAATGTCGAACTGTGTTTTTCTTTTTTCTCGTGGCCGTTTTCCTTTTTCGGATTTTTTTTTGCATAAGTTCGACCACTCCTTTGAGTTCATCTTGAAAAAACTCACGCTTCATGATATTTCGATACATTCGTATCATATCCATTTGGCGTTTTTTCATGTTAGTTACAATGGGTTTATTTAAATATTTCATCAATGTGTACGACTGACAAAGTGTATCATTTTTGTTCTTAAAAACATTTTGTAAACCTTCATCCACACTACACCATTTAACAACATCGCCGCGTTTATTGTGTTTTACTAATACATGATGATTTGAATATTCAAAATCTTCATTAGCATCTTCTACTCCAAAATCCCACTCGCGTTCGGTATACATTTCCTTGATTATTTGACGAATTGTTTCGTCGCCGAAAATTTGGTTAATATAGGTGTAATGTTCTCGAGAAAACAAAAATAATTTTTCTTCAGTGCATTGGTTCATTTGTATATATTCATTATATACATTTATATCGGTAAAATCAAATGATAATTTTTATTGAGTTTGTGTCATATGTCGGTTATTGTATGAGAAACGATGCAAAACAATATAAAGTTTAACTGCAGAACCCTTTAAAGGTATATTATGAATAATGAATTGTTCGAATACAATTATACTCACATTGTTGAACCTAAATATGGTATTAAACGAGACATTGTCCGTGATGAAGTATTAACGCAAAATATAACAACAAAACATTCGTATTCTATTGCAAATAACGAACGAGTTGATATGACGTCATATGATACCTATAGTATAGACCCGGTCGGCTGTAAAGACGCGGATGACGCCTTTTCCATATACAATGAAAACAATAAATTATATTTTGCGATACATATTGCTGATCCTACCGAATATATAGAATTACATTCGAATTTGTGGAAAGATATTGTAAATAGAACAACCACAAAATACCCATCGAATCGCGCTCCGATTCATATGATGCCGACTCAAGTATTAGAATTATCCAGTTTGCAGGGGTCGAATGAAGGTAATACGAAAAACGCGATTACAATATTAACGGAAGTTGATTCGACAACATATGAACCGATAAATGCAATTCAACTATTATTTACAAATATATTCGTAAAAAAGGACAATGCGTTTAGTTATAATGATGCTGCACTGGTTTGCGATGAAAATACTGCGTTTCACATAGGATTAAAAATCGCCGAAACATTAAAAAACAAACGTTCACTGAAAACAAAAGGGACCAAATTAAACGAGGTTTCTACTGCATATCCATTATACGAAACGAATAATGTAGATTTATACGAAGATACAAAACAAGAACGATTGATGAAGCAAATGATAGCGGAATTTGCTATTTTTGCGAACTCATTTGTCGGGGAATATCTAAAAATAAACTTAAATACGGGTATATTTAGAACGTGTATTGCGAATGAATGGTTACAAACTGTCTACAGTGAAATATCAGGCGAAGAATTATTACAGGAAATTATAACGAATGGAATACGTGCGGATTATATGTCTACCGTTGATTCACACGATTTAGTTGGAATGCCGGAATATTGCCATTTTACATCCCCGATTCGTCGTTTATCCGATTGTATATGTCATTACTTATTAAAATTCATTCATTTCAAGCATAAAAATTACGAGATCCCCTTTTCAGAAATCGAATTAAACCAACTCGCTACGAAATGTTTGACAATTACACGAACCGAGAAAAAAAATCAATATTTAGATATAAAGTTCCGCTTATTACAAGTGATGGATAATATGATTTCAAAAAATCAAAAAATAGATATCGAATATTATATTACTAGCTATAGTGGATTGTTTTTGAATATTATTATTTGTAAAATAAATAGATTTCACGTTCATATGTCCTATATTTTACGTGTTCGTAATTACTTAAAAGATATAAATCCTAAGGAAAAACACAGTGTAAGTATTACTCACGTAAATTGTTTTACGAATTACGATGAAAATACAATACCCGAATTAGATAGACGTATTTTAGAATAAAATCATTATCAAGCCAACTTTGGTCGAGTGTTGATGGGAATAGCAATTATTCAAGCGTATCGTTAGAACGATGACAAAAGAGCCTTCTGGTTATTATAAAAATATAACATACTTTTTATAATATTTGGGTGGATTTGTTTGTCCTATTTAAAATTTTCGAAGGCATATATTTTACCAAAACGTTCTATAATAGTTTCGCGAATATATTTATGCGGTGGCAGCAGCGGCGGCGGCGGCGGCAGCAGCATCGGCAGCCTTAATGAAGTGATGCTTCATGTAAGTCTGAAGATTAAAATAACTAAGAGTATCACCCTTCTTGATCTTGAGAAGAGCGGTTAGCTTGGCGTCGGGGTTAATGAAACGACCATTGTCCTTATTTTGAAGACCATTAGCCACAATATATCCATTAATCTCCTTACTGACAGAAGTGCGTGCCATCTCGGTTCCGATATCCTTGCCGAGAAAATTGGCAAGCTCGTCACTAATGCGAGTGGGCTTGACGAATCCGGAAGGCTGACGGTTACCAGCGCGCTTTTGCTTCTTGGCAGCGGCCTTTTGGGCGGCCTTAAGCTCACGAGTGATACCCTTCTCAAGGGTCTTGAAATCACCCTTTAGAGAAGAAAATATGCTTGATAGTTGCTGAAGCTTGGCGCCAAACTCGGCGATCTTCTGCTCGGTACCAGAGGTCTCGATAACAACTTCGTTAACAGGCTCGGTTGCAACAGCAGCAACAGGCTCGGTTGCAACAGCAGCAACAGGCTCGACAGCCTTCTTAGATGCAGCAGCCTTCTTAGGGGCAGCGGCCTTCTTAGTGGCTGGGGCTGCAGTAGCAGCAGGGACAGGGGCAGTGGTGGTTGTGTTCTTAGTCGCTCTTACCATTCTAATTATACACTGTATATAGAGCTTTATTTAAATACTTTAACGCACTATACAATATATTGACAGGGAACCAGTCTTCCTAAAGGAAACGATTTGATTTGATGAAGATATTCTCTAAATTAACGAATTTGATAATAGTAAATATTGTTTTTTGCGTTCAATCGCCGAGATTACGACTATGAAAAAAAAATGACACTAGATAATATAGAATGAAAAGGATATCACACAATTTCGTTTACGTTGTAATTGTATTGATTGTATGTATGGGGATATTTTATGGATATCAATACACACAGGAAGGATATGGTGGAAGAAAACGTTACGGTGGTGGTGGTGGTGGTGGTGGTAGAGGAAGTCGAGGTAGAGGAGGAAGAGGAAGTCGAGGTAGAGGAAGTCGAAATCGACATGGTGGAGGAAGATATCCTCATTATCCACGAAGACAACATTATCCACGAAGACAACATTATCCCAATAGGCGTTTTTACAATGATTATTATTACGATACCCCCGACGTAAATGTATATCCTATCTATGGATATCCGCAAAACACCACTGTAGTAACAAACAACAGCTTTACTGATTATTTACGTTGGTTATTTGGTTATCCACCATTACAATACTAAGTTTTAAGTAAAATAATATCACTTTGCATCCGTGACATTATTTAGCAGTATGTTGTCTAAAATATAGATTCGTACAACCATGGCAATGTGGACCGCGCACGACCCGATACAAGAGTTAATGAAGTTAGTACTTGAAACGACCCCAACATTCGCGCATCTGTATCAACACCCATATAAACCAAATCTTCCATGGCAGTTAGACAAACGTTACGTGCCAGATCGTAATCCATGTCGGCATAGTTTCCATTTACACTAATAAAGGGGTCCCATAGAGGACAAATCTTAATTTTTATATGAAACGATAATCTACTTCGATAATTCCATATATCGCGCAGTAAACGAAAACACCGTATAAATTCTATACGATCCAGTTGCGAAAACCACGAACTATCCGTGTAATTCCCTAATTGGTCTATTTCCATAAATAGATTTCGAATACGAGTATCAATTGGATTTCTACGTATACCTCTTATTTTTTCAGACATTTCTTCGGAATTATAATTCTCAGGAAGAACAAGAGAGTTGGTTCGGCGACGAATATTTTGCGTCTGAATACGATTTTCGGATTGCCGAGCATGTTGAATTCTTTGTTCTTGTTTAAAGGGTCGATCCGAAGGATTTTGCATTTGGTTTATACGATATAATTTTTTAATCATGGGAATACAATGATTCATATTTTCACGTGTATATGGATTTTCGAATCTAACCCGTTTTTTTAGAAATACCATGATCGAATTAATATCGAATCCGTAAGTATAATTTTTGTCAGTGGTATAACTATAAAAATCTTTTGTATCTATCTCATTGACGGGCTCTAACGAACAGAAGTCGCTATCATTATTACACATCTCACGGTTTTTAAGAGCAGGTCCCCGTATCTTGTTTGCAATACGCACAAAAAAACCACGAACAACTCGCTGTATATTGGTAACAATTGAGTCTTGTTGAAAAAAACGTCGAACACGGTCTAATAATACCGATTTATTACCAACCAACGCAAAATCGTGTATTCGATTACACATTTTTTTATGAAACGCCTTTTGTGTCTTTGTTCCAAATCGCTCACATAAATCATGTAATTTCTTTTTGTGGAATTTGAGAATATTACGTAAGTCGGATATTTTAAATTTTCGTATTGCATCTATAGAGCGGTAATAATCGGACGTTGTCATTACTGACTCTATCTCGTTTAAAGGGACTATTACATTTTCCAATACCTCTTTGTTTTCTATCATTTATTATAGTAGACGTATATTTACTTTTACAACGTATATTTATATATGTTTTCGCCTAAATAAAATGACAGCAATGATGCTTTTTCGATATCATTTGTACACCAAGCACATTTCATAAAATTGATTTAAAGATTGGACGTGTATACAAATCATATTAGCTCAAGCCTAGAATGTCAAAGCCTATTGTTGTAACCTCAGAAGACTGGAATCCCACTTCCATCAAGTTCATGCCACCCAAGGTAAATGAACGTGGTGGCAAGTCCGTGAATATGATTAATACCGAGACCAAGAGGTCTTTACATGTGAGTACCCCACTTATGATGACATGGGGTATCAGTGATTTCGTAAATGATGCCGGCGAGAATGATGGTAAGTTTAGTATGACACTGAATTTCCCTAACACCGAGTATAGCAAGCCATCTACCGATGTGTTCCTTGAGAAACTCAAGGAGTTCGAGAGCAAGATTCTCGATGCAGCTGTCGAGAATTCTGAATTGTGGTGGGGTGAAGAGATGTCGCGTGAAGTTTGTAAACACAGCTTCTATCCTCTTCTGAAGTACCAGAAGGATAAGATGACAAAGAAGAATGATATGTCAAAGCCACCTTCCATTAAGGCAAAGGTGCCTTGTTACGATGGACGTTGGGCCGTCGAACTCTATGACACCAGTGACAAGCTTCTCTTCCCTTGTGACGAGCAAAAGCATCTCACTCCTGTCGATTTTGTGCCTAAGTTGAGTCAGGTTGCATGTGTCCTTCAGTGTGGAGGCGTTTGGATCGGTGGTAAGGGATGGGGCGTCACATGGAAGCTAGTCCAATGTGTTGTCAAGCCTCGCAATGTCGAGAGCGTTTACGGAAGATGTCATATTAAGCTCAGCGATGAAGATCGCGGAGCCATTGATAGTCAGACAATTAAGGACGGGGATGATGAGCCTGACGAAGGTGATGAGACTCCTGTATCTGTTTTCACCACCACAAAGGTGGTCCAACACGACACGCAAGCCGATGACAGCGACGAAGAGGTCGAGGAGGAAGCCGCACCTGAACCAGTTCCAATCGTAAAGAAGAAGGTTGTCAAGAAGGCAGCACCGGTACCTGTCGAAGCAGTAGCCGCACCAACAAAGAAGAAGGTGGTGAAGAAGAAGGTGGTATCAGCAGAGGCTTAAACGTTTGTTAATCAAACTGTATAAAAACAAAAAAATGAAAATGTTATAAAAATATATATACCCCCATATTTTTAATGTATTTTGTATATATACATTAAAAATGAAGCCGATTATATCTAATTTTCGATCAACCACATACAACCGGGCTTTTTTATTGAATGCGTTTGTTACGGCAGCCATTGCGGTCTTTGCCATTGAAATGAGAAGTCAACTCCAGAATGTGAAAGGTGGCGTATATGGCTATTTCAATGATATTTTAGCAGGAAAAGGTCTATCTGAAATGCAAATAATGGGAATTGTTTTTGCAACAACCTTTTTAGCGGCGTTTATTGTATACAATTTGATGTATATCATTTTTCATTATGGTGCAGGTATGATAATTTCCGACCAAAAATACAGTTATTTATAATTGGACCCTTATTATTTTATTACTACTATATATAGTAATAATGTCTATAAAATCAAAAACCATGGAGGAGATTACTTCGGATAGTGTTATTATCAGTACACATATCCTTAACATTGAAATTATTAGCGCGACTATTTTATTTTTATTACTCAGTTACAATAAACACGTTATTGATCGAATGAATAAAGAAATTGTAACTGCAATTTCGTTATCGTTTTGTTTGGCGAGTATAATAGCCGCTATTTATGTAATAATTGCTGCTTATAAACACCGAACTATCGCTCTCGAACACAAATCGCACAATATCTCTATTGACGAGTATATAACAATTAATATTCCAATATTAATGAGTGTTGTCATCACGATCATCGCAATTTTACTCACTGTTTTTGTTATCAGAAGTACTTTAAAGCATCGGGTTAAGTAATGTCTATACAATCATTATTGTAATCACCAAATTCGATTTACGCGATACATCATATATATTTTGAGTAGAAATACGCGGGATACCTTGATTCTGAAATACAAACTTTTGAATAGGACGCATTTTCAAATCTGCGCGAGGTATCTTTAAACGGCGCTTACCTACCTCAACCTCGATCTCTTGCATCTGCCAGACGTCACATAGAGTCATTTGCTTGTATACATAAACATTATTCTTATCGTCTATCTCCACACTCTCCTCCAAATCGGGTTCAATTGTAATACATAAATCTCGACCATCTATATCGTAAATTAGTTCATGATGCCATAAAGGAATATAATAGATCTGCGAATTTTCCTCTAATTTATACACCTGTTCGTCTATTAAATCTACCAACATGGGGCGCACAATAACCGTCTGTGATGCATTCTGTTTTTTGGTATACATCTTTTCAACATTTCCAATAAATTCGTCGGAAATATGAAACAACTGACGATTTGTTTTCAAGAGACCTATCATCTTTTCTAATTTGTACGCGTCTAACTGTTCTATTAAAGAATAGGCTTTACTTTCACATTTCATATACAACTGAGACATGATTGAATGTAATATTTTTGACTGTATCGTTAAAAATATATCACTTTGCATAAATGGCTGGATATAGGAAAACCATGACTCGTCTGAAGTAAATATACCGATATTTTCATCCTCTTCCAAACTGAATGTATCATCCTCCAAATATCCATAATAACGCATAGTTGATTCATATGACTCGTGTAATTGTCTGAAATTTTCGGCTGCGTCTTTGCTCGAATTTTTATCAGGATGATAAATTCGTGCCATCTTGTGATATTGACGCTTAATAATGTTTTCACTTATTTCCGTGTCATGTATATCACGTAACCCTAATCGTATTAGATTGGTTTCTATTTTTTCACACATATTGTCTAGACATGACGATAAATCTCTAAACCCTTTTCCCATACTCCTCGTTTATTTCACGAATAATCAAAAGGAAAATATTCTCCAAGTGGTAAATCGGTCGGTAATTATTATGATATTGTTTTAAGAAGATTGGCATCTTATCCAATATTTTTTTGATTTGAGTTGTTGTTAAACTACCCAATTCAATGTAATGTGCCAAAATAAACCATATTGCTTCTGATATATCTATATTATAAACCAGAATATCGTATAATAATTCGCGGAAAACACTGAACCGTATTGTTTTACTGTTTATCATATCCACCAAATTATTACAAATTACATCAAACAAATCGACCGACAATTTCTCCGTATTATCAACTTGTTGTATCATAGATAATTCCTTCAAATTCATTATGTTTTTAGGTTCTATATCATGAACCAATCCCATTTTCGTATATTCGTCAATGGACGGACGTCTTACGTTCACCAAATAACTGTGGTTTATTATGTTTATTGGTAAAAAACTTACATTATCGGTAATCAATATGAAACGTAATGATATCGCCAAATTGTCATGATTATATTGCTGCATGTAGCTATAAAATATATCTAATAATTCACTGTGGATATCATGGAAATTCTTACAAACAATAATGCCTATTTTTTCTTTTTTCATGGAAACAATATCGACAATCTGTCCGAATACTTCATGCCATATAATCTTGGAATTACAACCTAATAACGCCATATCTAATTCATAATGGATATCGCTTATCTTGTATTTATATTCACCCTTATCCGTCTGCAATACCATCTTTTTCTCGTATTTCAATTGGCTTGGACTGAATTGTTTTATAAAATGTAGGGTTTGAGAGTATTTTCCGCTCCCCGATGGTCCATATATTATCAAATTGCGAAATTGGGAAATATCTTTTGGGAGCCCTTTTTTAAATTCGATCAATTCGCTGTGTATATTTGATTTTTCCACTTTCGATATATATTCATCGTAATGTGATTCGTGAAACTTCATATAAAAACAATACTTTTACGTTTTTATATGAAAATCCGTCTAATTTACTTATCGAGTTATTTATTTATCCGTCTGTACTTGTAAATCGCAATCGAGACAATTCATTTGCATAAACTATGTTTATTATACTCAATATAAGCGCAAAGACCATATTTATCAATATCCATACTTTATATGAGCCCCCAGATACGGTGATGGGTCCATTGAATCCGATAGTATAACCAAATACCAAGACAAGTAAAGCAAATGTGATAATGATACTAAATGCTTTCCATCTTCCGACTATTATTTCATTTTGTTTTGATAATGGCACTGTAGAATCACGCTTCGATAAGTAACTCCACGTCATTATCATCATTAATGAAGATGCAAACTGCATACCAAATACCGGGACCAAAATCCACCAATACGGCATATTCAAGCTATATTCATTTAAATATCTATTTGCGGGTATTTCCATGGATAATGCCTTTTTATCGCGATTCGTATCCATAAACAAGTCGAATAAGTATATTACTGTAAATATTGCCTGTAATCCGAAAAAAGAACCAAATCCAATTGTTTGCATATGTGGTGCGAATAACGATAAAAATACAAATACAAACAAAATTGCTATATAGACATATTTGATGGCCGGCAAAAAATCAGATAACATATCTTTTATCTTTCTTATATTATTATAAGATAATGGGTTTTCGATATCACAACCCCCCATTAATTTCCTAAAAACCTCCATGTGTCTCTTTTAACCAATCCACGATTTCATCTACCGCCTTCTCCTTATATTTACAACCCCGCAAAGACAAAAATTTCGGCTTTTTCATTTCCTTGGTTTTATAATACACATATGGACCGTATTTTCCAGATCGAATAGACATATTATCGTTTAAAGGAATATTCGTCGGTCCAGGTTGATCGTTTTTTTCCTCAATAAAATGAATTGCATCGGTTAACTGAATCGATGCAACATCGCCTTCATAATCCTTTAAACTTATCTTATTTTCTCCATATTCCAAGTATTCTCCGTATTTACCCTTTTTAATCCTTATTTCATTCTCTTTATATCGACCAAGGGATTCTTTTTCAAATGCCAAGAGGTCATGTAACGTATACTTTCCGTCGCGTACTTTATCCAAATCCGGCTCACATCCCGATTTTACTGGCATATATGCGATGGAACCATCCTCACATGTTTTCTTTATTGACGGTCCATACTGCGAAAAAATGAGTTCATGTGTGTCGTCTATCATATACACTTCCTTGGAGCCTTGACCCACATTCTTCGATAATCGAGCGATTTCGTCATTGCAACGTTCACATACATCATACCACGGCGTCGATTTCATTTTACCCGAGGATATTTCATCCAACATACATTCCATATTTTTCGTATATTTATAATTAAACAACTCATCGAAATATTTTACCAGAAATTCTATACACAATATACCTGTTGGGAGGATTGACAACTTCGACTTTTCAGCTCCTAATACCTTTTCTATTTCACGAATTTCCAAGATTTTACTTGATGATAACATATAATCGTTACATTTGACCGTTTTTCCAAGAATATCCCCCATCTTTACATACCCACGATCCTGAATCGTTTCTACCAACATGGCAAAAGTCGATGGACGCCCTATTCCTAAATCCTCTAACCTTTGGACCAAGGACGACTCCGTATAATGCGTCAATTTATTGCGCGCAACCACCTCACTTTCTATCGTATGAAAGGGCACCTCTACGGACCCACTCGCATATAGCGTTTTGAGTTGAAGATACTTGTCTTCATCGCTTTCCTTTTCACCCTTTACCGCTTTCCATCCCAAGAACCGAGGCAATTCCATATTAAGTGTATATTTTGAGGATTGTTTTCCAAGATTCGGCGCAGATACCTCTACGGGTATCACTTGATAATTGGCGGGACTCATACAACTTTCTATGGTATTTCTCCAAATCAATTTGTATAATGATGCCTCACGAGGTCCAAGTGACGAAGCATTCTCCATCGAGATCGATGTCACACGAATCGCCTCATGAGGGTTCTTCTTATCTGTATTCGTCACCTTTTCTATATCACCTATGAATTTAATATCGTATTTTTCCAAGATATACTTACGAACCGTTTCGAGAAAAGGAGGTGCATATTTCGTATTTTCTGTTCGCATATATGTAATCAAACCACTCTGGTATAATATTTGTGCGGTTTGCATCGTTATTTTTGGTGATAAATGTAATGAATTACTCGCGGCTTGGAGCAAACCCGACGTATGGAACGGCTTGGGAGGCTGTCGAATACTGTCACGCGACTCCTTTATTTCTAACAAATGGGAATATTTTTTTGATGTTTCCAAGAATGTTTTAATATCAGATTCGTTCGATGTCTCTTGATTCAATCGGAAATCGAGTCGCAAAGGCGTGAACTTCGCAGTTACCTTGTATTTCATCTCCAATGGACTTTCGACAATCTCCTTCTCACGGTCATATACAAGACGCAGTGCCGGCGTTTGACACCTTCCTGCCGAAAGAGCATTGTCCTTTCCTCCACGAACATGTTTCCATAAATGCGGGGATACCTTAAAACCAACTATTATATCTAATATCTGTCGAGCGTGCTGGGCTTTTACCAAGTTCATATCCAAGAGTGTGTGATATGTAAGCGCATCCAAGATGGCCTTTTGAGTAATTTCGTGGAAAATAATACGTTTTGTTGTTGCTATTGGCAAATCAAACATGGTCATGATATGCCATGCGATTCCCTCTCCTTCACGGTCATCGTCCGTCGCTACAAACACCGCCTTTTTCGGATATTGCGCGATTACCTTCTTCATCCATGTTACATGCGACGCCTTTTCCTTAATAATGGTGAATTTTGGCTCATAGTGAGAGCGAACCGAAATTGATTTCATTCCGACCAGTTCGCGAATATGTCCTTTACTAGCAATGCATTTGTATTGAGAGCCCAAATATCCCTCTATTTTCGCACACTTCGATGGTGACTCCACTATCAATAAATAACTCGTTGTACCTATATCAGTCGATAATGGTGCCGATTTGGCATAGGTTGATTTCTTATATACTTTTTTAGGAGGCATTACTATAAACACACAACTCGATTTTAATTCGTTTCGCATATTGTATATTGATTCTTGTCTATACAATATACAAAAAGGACCTAGAAACTATCCGCGTATAATATATGTTAACGATGAAATATACCATTCAAATACATGACCGAAAATATAGTTCATGGTCTTTTTTTAATGAAAATGACGAAGAAGTCGCACTAGATATTCCCGAATTTCATCCCGCAGAATTTCATCTATTTTCGAATGATATTCTTGAAATCGACGATGATATGACAATTACCAACCGAATATCCAGCATCAATGAAAACCAACAATTTGCAGGCGTCCTTGTTTTGGCAAATACACGCACCTATGGACGAAGTGACAACAAACGCCTTTTGTATAAATGTATTCCCCATGATTCCATTCTTCCCGAACTTCTTGTTCCTTACGACCAGAAACTTTCCTTTTCCAAAGCCTTCAAAAATAAATATGTTACATTTTCCTTTCGACAATGGGAAGGAAAACACCCCACCGGAATCATTCGAGAGACTCTTGGGGATGTGGACGACCACAAAGCATTCCAAGAATATCAATTGCATGCGAAGAATATCCATTTTTCAACAACCAAAATGTCGAGACACCTTCGCGACCAAATCAAGGATAAGCATTGTCCCGATTTCGTGGAAGAAATTAAACACAACCCAGCTTATCGGGTAGAAGATAAAACGGAACGATGCTATGTTTTTACCATTGACCCAGAAGGGTCCACTGATCTAGATGACGCGTTCAGTATACAACAATGCGAAGACACGCCCGAATTCTTTCGCGTCACCGTCTTTATTGCCAATGTTTTTGTTTGGATGGATACCATGGACCTTTGGACGCATATGTCACAACGCGTATCCACTGTGTATTTTCCTGAAAATAAACGGACGATGTTTCCTTCTATTCTATCCGAAGACTGGTACAGCCTTTTGGCGAAAAAAGAACGACCTGCGTTTGCCATGGAAATTCTCGTTCATCAAGACGGCACTGTGGATTATTCAACTCTTCGTTTTTATACTGCTATTGTGTGTGTCAGAAAGAACTTTGCATATGAAGAACCCAAACTTCGCAAAAACAGTCATTATCAGAAGCTCGAAACACTTACGCAAAAAATGGACACTAATGTTACCGATAGTCATGATGTCGTGTCTTTTTGGATGATTTTTATGAATATACAATGCGCCAACCAATTACGCGAGAATAAAACCGGCATTTTTCGACAATCCACTATCCATCAAAAGGACATGGATGAAAACGTGGAACGACACTCCCTTGACAAGGATACGAAACAAATGCTTTCCATGTGGAACAATTCGTCCTCTGCATATACGTCTTTCGATAGTGATTCACTCAAACATGATGCTATGGATGTCGATTGCTACGTACATATTACCAGTCCCATTCGCAGATTGGTTGACACACTCAATCAAATCACCTTTTACGAAAAAGTCATGAAAATTCCCGTCAGTGAAAATGGGCGAGCGTTTTATGAAAAATGGTTCTCGGACATGTCATTCATAAATACATCCATGAAATCTATTCGATCTATACAAAACGATTGTCAGTTACTTCACAAATGCACCACGGAAGAAGGTATTATGGAACGCACATTTCAAGGTATTTTGTTTCACGAACAAGTCGTTGACGCAGGATACGAATACCAAGTCTATATTCGCGAACTGAAAATGATGTCGAAAGTCATTTTAGAGGAAAAATGTGCGATGTACCAATACAAACAATTCTCCCTCTATTTGTTTGAAGAAGAATATCATACCAAACGCAAAATTCGTATTGAGATGCAACAAAAATAATCCCCTTATTTTTGCCCGAATTGGTATTTTTACGTATGATATAGTGTATCGCCTTCCGCGTTCGCTCTTCTACATAAAGGACATGGTTTTGTTGAATGGTCCGAATAATAGTTTGATGAAGGTTTCACATTTTTCCAGCAATCTCCACAAAAGTGATGGTTACATACCGTTTTTATTGTATTTTTACAGTACTCTGAAAGCCATTCCGATTTGCGAAACGACCAGTCGTAGGTTTGTATCGATTCGAAACATATGGGACAATCTTCTCCCTCCTCTGTCGGTTTTTTGTTGAATTTTTCTAAAATAGGGCGACGCATTTCCCATCTTTCTTCCAATGCCTTTACCAGTCGGTTTTTTGACAGGGTCAATGGTATCGGCTTGCGTCCATATTTTCGGTTTAATCTATTATCTCGCATACCCGGACTCCCTTCAAAACTCCTTTCGTATGGATTGGTGTACGCAATTAGTTTCAACTCCTTCAACGTGTATGAATTGAAATTTGGACTTTCTACTGAATATAATGAAACCAATTCATTATATTTTCCCTTTATTGGGCTCGTACAGCGAAAGGTTGTGTGACGAGAACTATCACAAAATAGACAGTTTTGTTTCTCTTTTGACATATTCAAATGTGATTTAATGGATACATCGATTCGTGATAAAATAAACCTTTCAATTTTATACAGCACGTCCGTCATTCGTTTGAACCTATTACATACATCTTACCAAATCAACCGTCGTACGTCATAAAATTGATTGGTCTTTTCCGCAATAGTTTAGGTATATATATATTGTTAATAATTGTATTCGGCTTCTAACTTGGCCCAACGTAAAGTTAGACACATAAAGCGTGAAAAGCACAGGCGACTGTGTATAAAAAATAATCAACCTCATTCACTATAATAGGTACTCTCAAACATAATCGCTTACGTAAGGTTCCAGTGCGTTCATTTGCGTAAGTATTATTTGAATTGCTAGTTCCCGAGAAGCGGTAAAACGTAGGCTCGGGGGGTGAAGTTAGTTATTTGGGTCATATATATTATCCCGTTCCCTTTGTGTATTTGAATAATTTGACAACCATATTATTTTGTTAGAGCAGCCTATATCGGCCGGCCACCATATAGGAGATGATCTAACGAAAGAATATATTGTTGAACGGTTCAATCATGCGGAAATCTTGTTTAGACCTTGCACAAGATTGACGTGTTATTATGTCTAAACCGTCTGGACGACGGAAAGCAACCAGAGGACGCTCTGAATAAAAACATTAAAATATAAAAATTCAAGGGCTTCTAACCTGGCTCGTCAAAGGTGATTGAATAATAGGCTACCATGTCGTATAAGACCTATAAAAAGTGGTAGGGTTAGTCATAGATAGCGTGAAAAGCACATTCGACCGTGTATAAAAGATGACTTACATCATCCGGATAAATAATTTGTCCCGTTCCCTCTATGCATCGTGATTGATAACCGATTTAGTTATTTGTTAATTGGACCATATATTTAATAGACCGATCACCTATGTAGATATTTGGCACAAGAAATAGATGATTCTATTGGTTGTCAAAAAGGCAATGCTTCAATGTTTAGTTTAGAATTTGCACTAATCAAAATGATATATCATTCAACCCCGATTGAATGAATTCAATTCGTTTCGACAACGGAAAGCAATCGAGAGGACGCTCTGTTTTTTTTCAAATATTTATAATGCTGAATCATAAATATTATTGCACTTTGTATATGATTTATATACATACGCTAGTCATTGAAAGTTCATAAAAAATACAGTATATACATTGTTTTATGTTTTTGTTATTTTCTTCGGTTATTTTTATTTGCTTAAAAGGTCTGGATGGATCAGTGACAATTTTGGTCGTTCGGTTTTCCGGGCGACTGCTGGGCGATTTCCAATACGGTCAATTGTGATTGTTACGACAGGTGTTCGATTGTGACGACGTTCGTCTTCCTCCATAAAACATTGTCTCTCCTCCCATTCTCGCCTTCTTTCATCATCCTTCGTTTGAACGATTTCTTTCAAATCATCTTGGATCTTTAATAATCGCCTATAATCATGCGTATCGTCGTAACGCAATAAGGAAATTGATAGCAAATCTTTTAAGGAGATATTCTGGTTAACTAACTCGTCGTGGATTTCTTCGACCGAAACCTGAGTATTGACTGGATTTGACGTATTGTACCAAAATGGTGTTCGTGATACTATACCAAAGGGGAACTCATCGCCCCAATCCGAATATAGACCATCGTCCATATCTTCGTCACCGTCCTCTTCGTCACCGTCCTCTTCGTCACTTTCATCCTCGTCACTTTCCTCTTCTTCTTCTCGCAACACTTGACGGCAATACGGACAGGTATTATTTCGGTCAAGACATTTTATAATGCACCTGAAACAAAACGAATGACCGCATGGAGTCGTCGTAACGTTTGTTTTTTGAAGTTCATCGTAACAAATACAACACTCTTGTTGTGTTTGAAAAGGTTCGTGAACGGTTATTTGATTGTCACTTACACTATCATCACCACCCACTTCGTTCGGCATTTTAAATACCTCCTCTATGATTCCATTACCCCAACACCTATTGACGATATCTGGTCGAATTGGATCCATTATATCCCCCATATCCCCTATATCTTCACAAACAACGGAAAGTAGTTCTTTGTGAAGTTGAATGTGATTTGTCATTTTCTTTTAAGTTGCATAAACTATGGTTGATTTACCTTTCAATGAGAAAGGCGTTTCAATTTTATACATCTTACGTAGATCTCAATCCTTTTTTTCAACTGGAGTGGAAAAAAGTTTATTCGTTATCCATGCCGCAATCAATACAAACATAGACGCGATATTATTTCCAACCGTGGTTAACGCCCACCGAAGACCAATACAGTGCGGTGCCTGTGACATAAATGGGGATATTATAAATCCATATATAGTCACTGGTACACAAAAATATACATATATGTGCGGGATGAAATAATGTAAGAGACAATATAACAAGTATATGCCTCCCACTTTCATACATGCACCAAACAAATCAAACCATTTGATATAATCAATCTTATTCGTTAAATCCTGAATATGTTCCATATTGACAATATAAACTACGACAAAATGTTTATATTGTTTTGTAAAGTTTTATTTTGACTGGTTATAAAGATCTGTAAAATGTTTGATGTATTTTCTTAATATATTTTTCCCTATTAATTTTAGAGGTGGATACGTATTACACATATTTAATGCGGTTCTAACTTGAATTTTATTCAATAAACATATGTGAACTGATTCGTATAACATTTCTTCATTCGTCCATTCATCAATATTCGAATTTGTGGGCGGTATATATGGAATCAGTTCTGCGATCGTAATCATTTCAACTAATTTTGACATTTACTATTAGTAGTTGATTTATAATTTATTGTTATTTTCTTCAAATGACCTATACGCAACAAAAATATACAAATATTTTCATGTGAATTCGTCCAAAGACCTTGCGTCAGAGGGGGGTGGAAGGGGGGGACCCCCCTCGTTAAATAAGTGCGATGTCTAAATGTGTAGCGTTAATACTGTCATGTGTGTGTTCGAGTATGTCATGTGTGTGTGTAATAGAATTGGATAAATTTTGTGAGAATTCGACGTCATAAAGGTTAGAAGG